GGAATCGACTTCCGAGCCGATGGGGGCGGTTATGAATGACCGCTGAATCCGCTGCCCCGAAACTGGACAAGAACGACCCCGACGTCATTGTTCGCCCCTACAGGTTTGCACTGAAACCCACGGCGTCGCAGGATCGGAAACTACGTCAGCACACGGGTGCATCGAGGTTTGCCTACAATCGTCTCATTGCCCAGTGGCGTGAAGACATCCACACTCGCACCGAAGAAAAAGAGCGTGGTGTCCCCGAGGACGAATTGACGCCATTTTCGTTCAAAAGTTCCTTCTATGACATGCGCAATTACTGGAATCACACCAAGCGTGAGTGTGCTCCGTGGTATTCGGAAGTGTCGAAGGAGATCGGCGAAGACGCGGCACGACGTGCCCATGATTCCATCGAGAACTGGCTCGACTCCAAGAGTGGGAAGCGCAAGGGCAGAAGAATGGGCTTTCCTCGGTTTCACAAGCGTGGATGCCATGACTCGTGCACGTTCTGGATTGATCCGATCCGCGTCAACCCCGATCGTCACTCGGTGACATTGCCGAAGATCGGAACCATAAAGACCCACGAAAACACACGCAAATTGCAGCGTAAGATCGCCAAGGGTACGGCCAGGATCATTCGGGCGACGATCTCCGAAGGTTTCCGTCGTTGGCATGTGTCATTCACCGTGTATGAGCGGAAACGCATCCCCGAGACCCACCGGAATCCGGGCTCGGTGGTCGGAATCGACATGGGTGTCGGAGCCCACGTCATCGTTGCGGCAACCTCCTCGGGTGATGAGGTCATGCGCAGGGGATTGCCGAAATCGGTCAAGAGGGATGAAGCACGAATTCGGCATTTACAGCGCAAAATGTCGCATAAACAAGGTCCAGACAAAAGGGCGAAAACCGCGCCCTCGAATCGGTGGATTCGCGCAAACAATCAAGTCAATAAGTATCGCGCAAAACAGGCGAACATACGTCGCGACTTTGCCGCGAAATCCGTTCATGAGTTGGCGGAAAATTATGAGACCGTTGTCATTGAGGATTTGAACGTTCAAGCCATGATGACTCGTGGTGGCGCACACAAACGTGGCCTGAATCGCGCGATAGCGCGAGCCTCGTTTGCCGATCTCAGACGGAGAATCACCTACAAAACGAGATGGAATGGCGGCAGAACTGTCATTGCCAATCGGTGGTTTCCATCATCGAAAACGTGCTCGGAATGTGGAGAAGTGAAATCCAAGCTCTCCCTGTCCGAACGCGAATACATCTGTCATCGTTGTGGCATTGTCGTGGACAGAGACCTCAATGCCGCAACGAATCTGGCAAAATTGGCATCGACACCGAAATCCGGTGCCGATTCTCACGGAACCGGGAGTTCGCCGGGGATAGGACGTGAAGGTGCGGAAAAGTCCAGCTCACCCTCGGGTGAGTTGGCACCGGCCAGTGAAGCGTCAATGGTCCGAGAGGACCTGAGCGGCCGCAAGGCCGGTACGAGATAACTTGACTACTCAAAGTCAGTTCTCGTACAACGGAGGCATGATTCTGACTGGTTTTCATCTGCACGGTTCGGCCGCCGATTCCATGGCCGACATCCTCATCCACGATCTGGGTGACCATGTCGTCGTGTGGAAGGACACCTCCGGTGTCGACGGGGTGGCCTTCGCCGACGTGGACATGCGCGCCGCCGTGGGTGAGCACGGCGACATTCTTCCGTGGTCGGTCATCATTCGTCGTCACCGTGATGACATGCCCACCCATGGCGATCTGGAGGCCATCCGGCAGTGGGACGATGCCATGCTCGCCATTCACCGTGACCTGTCGAATGTGGGTGGACGCACCTCTCGCCCGGTGTCTCGACGTGACATGTCCCGTCTGCGCGACTCATGAGCATTCGCACGGAAACCAAGGATGGCCTTGCCGGTGAGGTGTGGTGGCTGTGGTGTTGGCTCACCCGTCGGGACGATAAGGCCCAGATCCCCGATGCCGTGTTCGACACTCTCGCCGAGGTCCAGACCCGCGAGGACAGGGCGACGATTCTTCGCATCGTCGATGGTGCGGCACGTATGGGTGTGGGCAAGGACACCTCCGACACGGGCCGTCTCGTCCGTGCCTTGACGAGGAAGGGCACCCGTACCCGTGCCCTCAAGGCACACGACAAGGGGGCACGGTACAAGCCTGCCCCGGCACGGCTACGACACACTCCACGGAAACACCGTGGGTCCACATCCGGCCACGATCGGCAGTCGCAAACGACACCGGACACGTCGATCAATGATTCCATGGTGGACACCATCGCCTCCCACATGGGCACCTCCAACACGTGGACGGCCTTCGACTGGTCGTGTGCGCAGGTTCTCGCCGATGTGCTGCAACCGTCGGATGTCTACGCCACGACCGAGACGACACCCGGTGACCTCATGCGTCGTCTGCTGGATGCCCGGGACAAGGCACCGGAGTGGTCGAGGCAGCCCGAGAAGGCCGATCTGTCGTCGGTGCGTTTCGACGTGGACCCCGACGCCATGAATCTGCTCGTGCGGGGCGTCGACGAGCATGTGGTGTCCCAGTTCCATCACAGCGCCCCCGAGGGGTACTGGGATCGGGTGGCGCAGATGGTCACCGCCGACCCTTCTGAAACCCTGCTGGGTGTCTACGACGCCCTGCAGCCCGAGTTCGACTGGCATCCGATCGACCGTCGAGCCGTCTAGATAGATTGCGGCTCACGACCGCCGAACAGTAGATTAAGTACCGCACAGCAAACCGCTTTATCCGTAGGACCTCACGAGGCAGGAATTTTCATGAAACATCGCAACATGGCGTCATTGGGTGCCGCCGTCCAGCATTCCCTCGACCGTGACCGGGAGACCATGTATCGCACATGGATCCATTCGGTTCCCGACTCCTATCGGGGTGTGAGTCTTGACGACTGTCTGTCGGATTTGGAGGAGACCCTGTCGGGTGGGGTGACCTCGCAGCTGTCGGCCATGGTTCACACCCGTGACGTGCCGTCGATCCATCCTCGCACGTGTGGATCCTTCCTCATCCTTCGTGGCGCGGTGGGCACCGGCAAGACGACACTGGCCGTGGCCCTCGTCGACGCCATGATCCGGTTCGCCCCCGCCGCCACGTCGGGGCTGTACACGACGGGGGTTCGTGCCCTGTCCAATCTGTCGTTCGAGCATCGTGAGGAGATCGAGCGTCTGTCGACCCCGGATTTTCTCGTCGTCGACGATCTGGGGGTTGTCAACGACGACATGACCGATCATCAGCGCCGCATGCTGTGGCAGGTCATGGAGCACCGATGGTCTCATCCGCGCCAGATGACCGTCATTACCACGAACATGCCGCTGTCGCCCACCCCGGATCGCATGGGCATGCCCGAATGGGTGGGTCCGGCCATCTGGGATCGGATGACGGATCGGTGTGCCGTGTTCTCGTTGGAGACCCGCAGCAGGAGAGGGGTGCGTCTGTGAGCAGCATGCCTCATGATGCCGTGCAGGTGCTCTCCGACCTCATCGAGTTGCGTGGCTGGCAGGTGCGTCGAGGTCAGGTGGAGATGGTCAGCGCCATCGAGGACACCATTGTCGACGGGATCCATCATGCCCAGTCCGACGGTGTCTACGACTGCATGGTCAACGCCCCGGTGGGCACCGGCAAGTCGTTGGGGGAGATGCTGCCACCCATCGTCCACGGGATGCGCATGGTGGTGGCCACCTCCACGAAGCGGTTGCAGGATCAGCTCGTGGGGTCCGAGCTGCCACAGTTGAAGAAGGATCTGCACGACCTGTACGGCCATGACCTCACTTATGCCGTGGTCAAGGGCCAGTCCAACTATCCGTGCATCGCCAAGATCACGAAGATCCTCCACGACGGGTCCTTCGATCCGCGTGCCGGTGCCCTCGACGGGGAGGATCTGTTCTCCGACGACACCGAGGAGGTGTCGCATCAACGTCTGGATCCTCGTTGCATGGATGTGTTGCAACAGTTGCAGCAGCGGTGGAAGGTGGCTCATGCGTTGGGTGTCAAGGCCGATCCGCACCTGCTCGACGCCGAGGATCTCATGGGTGAGCTTCCCCGCGAGGTGGCCAGAGCCATCCGTTCCCCGCGCGGATGCAGGGATGGGGTGTGTGCCCGTGCCGCCTTCGGGGCCACCTACACCGTGGCCGTGGACTCTGACGGGAAGTCTCGGGAGACGACCGACACGGTGGAGGTGAACCGGTCCGATATCGTCACCGCCCTGAAGGGGCTTGCTGCCCGTGCCGAATCCCTGTCTAAGGACTCGACCACGGATCGCAGGGATCGTCTGTGCGGTGTGATGGCCACCCTCACCGATGTGGCCGACACCATCTCTCAGGCGCCACCCGAGCAGTGGTTGAGCCAGCTCGACGATGTGGAGACCGCCGTGCGTGGGGCTCGTGTCCTCACCCGCATGCGGATGAGTGAGCAGTGGGATGTCATCGCCCACCGGGGCGATGTGTGCCGCGAGACCATGGAGTTCGCCGATTCCCGTGACCGGGGTGAGGATGTGCTCACCGTCGCCGTCGACGAGGACACGCCGTGTTGGCGCAACATGGCCCTCGACTATGCCGCCGCCACCGATGTTGTCGTCATGAACACCTCCATGCTCATCTGGAACTCCATGAAGAGCACCGGTGTCAAGCATCCGCCGGTGGTGCGTGGCCGCAACGTCGTGGCGGTGGATGAGGCGCATCATCTCACCGAGATCCTGTCCAACGCCTACACCGAGACGTTGGATGCCGGGGCGCTGGTGAAGAAGTGGTCGGCCGACGCCAAGGCGTCGCTGCGACGGTTCAAGGGTCGCCCCACCGCCCGTGCCCTACAGGCGGCGGTGGATGCGGCCACCCAGCTCGACGTGGATCTGCGGGCGTTGAACGGCTCCTTCGACATGGAGAACGTGGATCGCCATGTGCGTCTGGAACGGGAGAAGGCTTACCGTGCCTCGGTGTCCAACGCCGTGAAACGGTTCCTTGCCGCCCACAGGCAGGCCTGTGACCTGGCCGGGGAGCATGTCGAGACCGACTGGCAAGCCCTCAACATATCCGATCAGTGGATTCGCAACGGTGTGTCGACCAAGGATCGGGTGGGCAAGGTGATCTCTGCGTTCACATGGGATGTGGGGGAGTCGGTGAAGCCGTTCCTGTCCAGTATGGAGCGCACGTCGCAGCAGATCACCACCTCCGGGATGCTCGACGACGTGTTTACCAACCATCTGTCCACCACGGATCGCAACGGGCATTTGGTTCTGTCCTGTGTGCCGGTGGACGTGTCACGGTGGCGAGACGACATGTCTCAGGCCATGTTGGGGCTGTCTCGCGCCAGCCACGACGATCTCGACGCCCGGCGGGACTCCGACGGGTTCTTCGACATTCCCGCGTTGCAGACGTTCGCCGCCGAGGGGTCGGGGGTGAAGGTCGACCCTCTGGTGTTCTCCCTCACCTCGGGGACATTGGATCGAGGCGTGAGTGCTCAGGTGGGCATGGTCGATGACTGCTATGTCTCGGTGTCCAGCCCGTTCGAGACGGAGCGGTCCAGAGTGTTCGTGCCCACGCAGTTGGACCCCAAACGTCTGGGCACCCAGACGTGGAGTGAGATGGCGGTGGATCGTGCCGTGGAGCTGTGCCGTGCCACCGGAGGGCACACGATGATCCTGTCCACCTCGCTGCGGATGGTGGCGATGTTCGCCAACGGTTTGCGTGAACGGTTCCCGGACTGGACGATTCTGGAGCAGAGGAACACCGCCGAGGCGCAGATGTTGCCGCAGTTCAAGGCCAGTGGCGGTGAACACTGTGTGCTTGTGGGGTCCCGGTCGTACTGGGAGGGTGTGGATGTGCCCGGCAGGGCGTTGAGTCAGGTCATCGTCGACAAACCGATGATGCCCACCCTCGACGATCCGGTCGTCAATGCCCGCTCCGAGTGGGTGGAGCGTCGTGGCGGCAACGCCTTCCACGAGGTGTCGGTGACCCATGCCAAGGTCATGATGGCGCAGGGTTTCGGCCGTCTCATCCGCCATGTCGACGACTGTGGCGGTCTGGTGTGTCTGGACTCACGTGTCGTGGACACCGGATGGGGCAAGGGGGTGTTGCGGCTTCTGCCGGAGGATCTGCTGTTCACCCGCGACGAGGCCACCTATGCCGCGTTCATGGAGTGGGCACTGTCCGAGGAGGCCCCGACCACCCGTCCACCCGAGGATGCGAGGAATTGGGCTCCGCTGCGCAGTGGCAGGTCCGTGCATCGCAAGCGGGGCCGTATCCCGCATCGTTGAGACTTGCCGGGATTGTGTCGAACTCTGTTAAAGTGAGGCTGTCGCCTCATGCGACCTTGGTCCACCACCATCACAACCACGAAAGGACACGGGAGGGGAGCGTATGGACACGGTGGTGGGTCACAATACCCTATACTCGTACCGGCATCGTGAACGTGACGGTGCTCATCAACCGAAGGGATTTCCTTTTATGAAGAATCACGGTAAGAAGATTCTTGGGTCGATTGCCGCGCTGGCCATTGGTTTCGCTGGCCCGCTGTCGATGGCCGTGCCCTCTCACGCCGCCCCCACCCCGTCGGCCTCAGCCTCGGCCTCGGCTTCGGCCAGTGCCCCGGCCGACAAGACCGACAAGCCTGCCGTGGAGGCCGCCTACAGCTTCACCTTCAACGGCAAGCAGCTCAAGGATGGTGACACCATCACCGTCGACAAGGACCACAACACGGTTAAGGTCGACTTCACCAACACCGGCACCAAGACCATCACCACCGTGTTCGGTGACTTCGACACCGAGGGCAAGGATCTCCCCGCCCAGCCGTCTGCCAATGGTGACGCCTCGGAGTCCGGTCTGATCTCCGGTGCCAAGATCGACTCGCTCAGTGTCGCTCCCGGTGAGGATGCCTCGGTGGAGCTGACCTTCACCCATCTGCCCAAGGGTTACGACAAGACCGGCACGTTCTTCGTGGACTTCGCCGCCGGTAGTAACGCCTCCGGCGACAAGACCCCGAGCGCCCCGGCTGCCGACGCCGCCGATGAGGATGTCGTTCCCTCCGACGATGCCTCGACTCCGGCCGATGACGCTTCTGCCGATCCGAGCAGCGACGACTCCGCCGATCCTGCCGCCCCCAGTGACGACGCCTCGGCTTCCGACGACGAGACCCCCAGTGACGATTCCTCGGCCTCGGCCGATCCGAGCGCCCCCAAGTCCAAGATCGACAAGATCAAGGACAAGCTGGACAAGCTCAAGGGCGACAAGGGCGACAAGTCCGACAAGATCAAGGACATCAAGGCTCACCTCGACAAGGCCTCCGAGCTGCCGCGCAAGGTCATCAAGGACGCCAAGGCCGATCTCGACAAGATCGTCAAGGAGGGCAAGCTGCCCACCGTCAAGGATGTGGTCGACAAGATCAAGTCCACTCTCGATGACGCCATCAAGAACATCACGGGTGGCGGCAACGCCAAGCCTGCCGTGTTCGCCGCTGACGCCAACGCCGACGAGGCCAACCTTGACAGCCCGGCCGACGCCGACTCCGACACCGCCCTGCCTGCCGGTGACACCACCGACGACGAGGCTGGGGATCTGAATGCCGAGGCTCCCTCCGACGACGCCACTCCGGCCGATGAGGCTTCCGACGACGCCACCCCGAGTGACGACGCCTCTGCCTCTGACGACACCACCGATGAGAACACCGGTGACTCCAGTGCCGACGCCGTCAAGGACGATGAGAACAACAACTACGTCGCCAGCATCAAGCTGCACGTCGTCAGCCCGGAGGGTATCGACGACACCGACGCCGCCTCCCCCAGCGCCACCCCGAGCGCCGAGGATGCTGCTGCCAGCGACACCGCCAAGGCCGTTCCGGCTGCCGACGGTGAGGCCGGTCACGGTCTGCCCTCCACTGGACGTTGATCGCATGTTGCGTCTAGACTGACACCGAGGGTGTGAAACTCCCACCTAGGGTTAAACTCCTTCGTGTCATAGAAGCCTGCTCCGAGTCCTCTCCTTGTATACTCCTTGTGCGACTCGGAGCAGGTTTCTTTTTGTCTTAACACCTGTTGCGCATCGACCGCCCCACAACACACCGCACACCAATTCAAGCTGTTTCATGGCGACAGTATGATGACTCGGTGAGACAGTTTCCCAGCAATCATTGAAACCGATGGGAACGTCTGCCTACAATATGAGTGAAGATAGCCAGTCCGGCGATAAGAGCCCAAGGGGCTCTGGGGCACAAGGTTCCTCTAGCTTGGCTGGCTGTCTTCGTATCAGTAGTACAGCGTTTCCGGGCGATCTCCCTAGCCTCACTGTCTTCGACAGAGACTCCTACACATGAACAGTGACGACACCATCGGCGGTGTCGCGAATTTCCGTGATCGCACATGCCCAGTCAGCCTCGCCGCACATCTGCGTGAATGACTTCACCTGAAACTCAGTGGGTACTGCTTGAAAAACTCAGTGGGTACTGCTTGAAGCAATTTGACGTGTTTGTCGTAGCTGAGCTAGCGCGTGACCATGAACTCTCTAGAACATGAAAGGCCCCGGTCATTTGTGCATTGTTCCTTGTGGGACTAGAGGCCTGACCGGGGATCTACCGCTTCCTACGGTACGTCAACGTGGCTGCCTAGTCAACGTTACGTGCCGAAGTCGGCGTCTCCACGCCAGAGATTCAACCAACTCTCAACCGGATGGTCTCGGCGCATCCCGCGTTTTCACGTCTACTTTGCTATTGTGCCAGTATTGGCACAACGGAAGGCACCCATGTCCTACTCCACGAACGAACTGGCAAACATTCTCGATCTCGACCCGGCACAACGGGATCTGTTGCCTCGCACCGACGGCGACAGTCTTGTCGTCGACTGTGAGTCCATCGCCCCCGAACCCTCCCTTCCTTCTGGCGTGTGCGCCATCGACCGGGTGGAGGAGGACATGGCCACGGTGGAGATGGTGGGTGTGGTGGCAATGGTGAGCTGTTACGCCGACGATCCTGCCGTGGAGCTGCACATCGACAACACCGTGGCCCTACTCTCATGCCGCCGAGGACATGTGAGTGTCGATGACAACCACGCCCTTCGCATCGGTTCTACGGTCAGGGTACGACTTACGGTACGGAAGGAGAAGGATTCATGAGTACCGCCGTCATGGTGCCGTGCTCACTGTGTGGCATGAACACCCAGAGCCCCACGGGGATCTGCCATCGCCATCTGCACACGGCCGCCCAGCGCACACGAGGGGCGTGGGGTCCGGCACCCTCCCCCACGCTCAACGAGTTCTCCTATGATGCGGCGGCGCGACGGACATGGTTTTCTGAGTTCATGACGAACTACCACGGCGAGGTGAGTTCGGATCGTGCCCGGTACCTGGCCATCATGGATGCTCGCCGTCTGGGTGTGCAGTTCATCCATCAGGCCATGCTGGAGTCCGACGACATCAGCCCCGAGAGCAGGGATGCCAAGCTCAGGGGCCAGTTCGCCCACGCCTTCGACAACCTGCCTGCGGATGTGGTGACGGCCCCGGATTTCTCCTTCAACACGTTGCGAGGCCAACCCTCGGAGTTGTTCGAGTTTCGTGGTCTGGACGCCACGCACTCCTGTGATGGTGCCCCGTTTCTGGAGTCCATGGCCTTACTCGACATGGAGCACGCGTTGGGCCGTGAGGAGGGTGTCACCAGCCCGGAGGGCGTCAACTATGCCGGTGTGTCGTCCGAGGAGTACCGGCAGTGGGCGTTGACGAACGTCGTGGAGAAGGAGGCCACCGTCCACGCCAGACGGGTGCTGGCTCGCCTGCCGGAGTTCTACGACCAGACGGGGCATCGCACGTTGAAGTCGGTGCGTCCGGTGGCCGAGGACTTGGTGGATCATCACGGTGACGCCATGTCGATGGGTGATCTCATCACCCCGTACATGATGGCCGAGTCCCGTGCCAGTGAGGGGGAGTTGTCGGCGGCTCGTGAGCAGGAGTTGGTGCGATCCTCCCAGACCTATGCTCAGGTGCAGTCCGCCGAACAGGCTCGTCGTGACGAGGAGGCTCGTGTGCAGCGCAAGGCACGTCGTCAGGCGTTGGCGAGGAATTCCAAGTCCTTGGTGAAGGAGCTGTGGAACAAGGCCAAGGAGGACAATGCCAAGGCCGATCAGCATTATCGTGAATTCGTCGATGATATCGAGCGTCGCAAGATGCGCCAGGAACTTCACGACATCGCCAAGGATGCCCGGTATCGCAACAACCGCCGCGGATGGTTCTGATGGTACCCACATGGGCACCATTGGTGTGTTAATATGTGTCCATGGGAAACAATCCGTATGAGCAATTGGTGTCGTTGCGTCGCCTGCGGGTTCTTCTCGAACGACGTGGTATCACCGTCACGAAGAAAATGACCGGATACCTGGCCGATGCCGGTCTGTTGGGAATGGGTTATGTGCTCAATCATGATGACGACGAGGCGGCTAGAGACGACCGGTTCTATTCTGTGACAACGGTGCAACGACTGCTTCGCGCCCCGATCGTCGATCTTGGTGATGATCTGTGGCTCACCATGTGCGGTCCATGCGAACATGTTCTCCTCATGCGGCATAGCACTCCCATGGAATCGGTGGAGGTGGAGGTCTCCTCGACTCGCGCCCACCAAACCGCGCGCCTGCTCGACCGTGGCGTCAAGGTGTGGGCGGCCGAGACCGTCGGCAAGTTCGTCACCGGATCGTGGAATGTCGGCGCGGTGGAGAACAACCGTCTCCTGCTCGACCCTCGGTCCCGATGGATTCTCATTCCCACATGGATCCAGTCCGGTCCGGGTCCTGCGTTCGTGTGGTGGACACCACAAACCACCCGCGCCACCACTGCCAGCTGATCGCCAGATAGTCTGTTGTCGGCCACCGGCCACATTTCACTGTCACCCCTGAAAGGTTCATCCATGTCTGCTGTCAGACGACTGTCCGTCGCGGCGCTCACCAGTGCCGTCGCCCTTGCCACATGCGCCATTCCGGCGCACGCCTCCCTGTTCCACCACACCCATGACACCACTGTGTCCACATCTGACGAGGGTGGCGATCACACCATGGGGTCCCAGATCCGTCGCCACGAGGGTGGCCATGTCGCCAAGGGTGATCCGTTCACCCATGACAACCGAATCGACAGTCTGCTGCATCCCTCCCCCAACATCTACGCCCTGCAACAGTCGGGCAAAGGGGTTTACGGTTTGGACGTGTCGTCGCACGACGGCAACACAACCAACTGGCCCGCCGTGGTCAGGGGAGGTAGACACTTCATGTGGGCCAAGGCCACCGAGGGCACGTCGTACCGGAACCCACACTTCGCCAGCCAGTACAACGGTTCCGCCCGTGCCGGTATGGTGCGTGGCGCCTACCATTTCGCGTGGCCGGGCAACTCCTCGGGTCGGGCGCAGGCAACGTATTTCTCCAACCACGGTGGTGGATGGTCCCCCGATGGCCACACCCTGCCCGGTGCACTGGATCTGGAGTGGGCACCCAAGGGCAACGCCTGCTACAACCGGTCCCAGACCCAGATGGCTGCGTGGATCAAGGACTTCGTGACCACGTACAAGGCCCGGTGGGGCCGTGCACCGATCATCTACACCTCGGCCTCGTGGTGGAACAAGTGCGTGGGCACCGCCGCCAATTCCACGGTGTCCCAGACACCGTTGTGGGTGGCCCGATACTCATCTTCGGCGGGAACCATGCCGAAGGGGTGGCGCAATTTCACGGTGTGGCAATACTCGGACACGGGGTTCGACCATGACTGGATGCGCGGCGACGTCTCCGCTCTCAAGGCGTGGTCGAAACGACGCTGACAAGCGTATATGATAAATGATGCCCGCATACAACGGCGTGTGCGGGCATCACTCATCTGAGTTGATTTCCTACTTTGTGGATGACTTGTCGAGCTTGGATGGCTTGTCGAGAAGGATGTTCGGAGTCTCGTCGAGAACGAACCCCACGCCGGGACTGTCCATGGCGACATCCAAACCAACGAAGTCCGTTGGAGTCGAGAAGATCATGCGAACGACATCGCCGTGGGCGTCGCGGCTCAACAGGACTCGATAGTTTTTCCTGTCGCCCTTCTTCGCACGAAGGACGAATCGAATGTAGTAGTCGGCAGACCGTTCATCCCGAGAACCGGTGACGTAGCCGAACAGTTCGTACTCCTGTACGCGTCTGTCGATCCATTTGCGAAGCGGTGCCGTGGAATTGCTGTCTAAACATTTCTTGTGTGGTTGGTTATTGTGACTTCACTTATACCAAATTCAACGGCTGCCCGTCCACCTGTTTCCGCAACGATCAATCGGTCACCCAAAACTTGCACGAGGCCACCATCGTTCGACTAGACTACAGAACCGTAGAGAGAACAACGATCGTGTGACGACGAACCGCCTCGTGGTAGGCATGGAGAGTCCGAAGCACGATCCATTCACCTAGGAGAAACCATGTCCGAACGCAAGCCCTACCCTCTCATCTCCCATGTCGTCCTCAACGGCACCCTGACTCAGGACCCCGACGTCCGGGAGAACAGGGATGGCGAGTACACCCTCGTCAAGTTCGCGGTGCGCAACCGTTGGGCAGCCTACGACACCGAGGATCTGGAGGAGGGCGAGTTCTCCGAGGAGGACTCCGCCCTGTTCGTCTCGTCCTTCGTCAGTGGTGGCTGGGGTCGCTACATTGCCGACAACTTCGGCAAGGGGGACCGTATCGTCCTCATCGGTGACCTGTTCTACAAGCGGGATGCGTGGGAGGATCGTGACGGCAATCCCCGTGACGACTGGAACCTGCGCTACGTCACCTACGCCGGGCCGGACAATCGTTTCTACGGCAATGATGGCAATGGCGGCGGTGGTTCCTACCGCAGTGGTGGCCGTCGTGGTGGCGGTGACCGTTCCCGTGGGCGTTCACGTGACAACGAGGAGCGTTCGCATTCCCGCAACAACGAGAGTACGGAGCGTCCACGCCGTCGTACCCGTCGCAGCGAGGATGAGGATGTCGAGCGTCCACGTTCCCGCCGTCGTACCAGCAGCGACGACAGTGCCGATTCCGGGGAGGTTCGTCGCCGCCCCGTGTCGAACCACGGTGACGAGTGAGGCCAGTTCATGAAGCTGGAGACACTTCACCTTCGTGATTTCCTGTCCTATCGCGAGGTGACGGTGGACTTCTCGTCGTGGGGGTCGGTGTCGATCAGCGGTGACAACGGGGCGGGCAAGTCATCCATTCCACAGGCTGTGGCGTGGATTCTCTATGGCTCGCCCCGTGCCTCCGACGCCGCCTCGGTCATTCGTGACTTCCAGCCCCGCGCCTCGGGCCAGCTCACAGTTCGAGACGCCGAGGGAACACGGTGGCGCATCGAACGCACGGTGGCCCGCAAACGGGGGAGTTCCCTGTCGGTGCAGCGGTGGGCGGACGGGCAGTGGATCGCCCACGGTGACCATCTGCAAGGCACGGCGCGTCGTCTCATCTCAGCCATTGCAGGGATGAACGAGGATTCCTTCCGTTCCCTCGTGTTCGTCGACCAATCCTCCGATGCCGGTGGCACCCGGTTTACCAACGCCAAACCCACGGCGCGCAGAGCCATCATCCACGATCTCGTCCCCGACCTGTCGCAATGGTCGGAATGGCATGACGACATCGTCGATCGTCGCCGTGAGGTGAGTCGTGAGGTCGAGCACACCCGCACCCTCATCGAGTCCAAGGAGGATCTCAAAGCCTCCCTGACCGACAAGATCGAGTCTCTGGCCCGTTCGGCCGAGACCGTACCGAACCGTGAGGAGCTGCTGGCTCGCCGCCGCCAGATCACCGAAGCCATGGATGATGCACGTCGTCGCCGTGAGGAGATCATCAGGCGTCGTCGTGGCCACAAGGACGATCTCGACCGTGCCATCGAGCGGCTGGAGCAGGCGCAAGCCGTGGTGCGTGCCTGCACCGATCGGGTGGATTATGCCGACACCGTGTATGCCGACAGACACAAGGACGACCTCGACCGTGACGATGCGAAGGAGGAACGCAACGAGCTGACAGACTCGATCACGGCGCTGGAATCCACCATCGAACGGCACCGGCACGACGAGGAGCAGGCACTCCAACGCTCCGAGGAGGCCGAACGGCAACGTCAGGACCGTACCGATGCTCTTGCACGGGCCGACGCCCGCGAGGCGTCGATTCGTGAACGTCTGGACGACCTCATCGACCCCGACACCCGTGAGGCGCGATGCCCCACCTGTGACGCACCACTGGATCTCGACCATGTCGCGGCACATCGCGAGGCCATCGCCACGGAGTTGAAGCAGGCGAGCAGGGATCGTGAACGGGCCTCCGAGGCAGCCCGAAAGGCTCGGGGGCAGGCTTCCGAGGCTCGCGCAACCCACCGTGAGGTGGAGCGTGACCTTCACGAGGCCGAGAAGACCATGAGTGAGTGTCGAGCCGACCTGAAAACGGTGGATGCGGAGATCGACCAGCTGTCCGCATCCATCGACAAGGGCGATGCGATCCTGCGCGATCTTGCCGATGTGGACGACGACCTCGACCGTGCCCGCGCCGAGGAGTCCGAGGCGCGCACGAGACTCGACGCACTGCGATCCGCAGACGATGACGGCCAGGACGACCAGCTGCGCCGCATCGACAGTGTCCTGCAATCCCACGAGCAGGATGTGGCCGATCTGGATGCCGATCTGGAGTTCGTTTCCGACGTGGAGTCGAGGATCGCCACCACTGAGGAGCTGTTGGGCACCACGGCTTTAGAGACGGTGGAGCTGAACCAACACCTGTCCGGCCTCACCGAACGTCTGCATGGTCTGGACTGGCTGTGTGAGGCCACCAGCGACAAGGGGGCACCGGCGCTGCTCGTCGATTCCATCCTCGCCGACATCGAGACCCGTCAGAACGCCATCTTGGATGACATTCACGTCGGTGACCCCATGCGGGTGGAGTTCCGCCAGTTCCGGGCCAACAAGTCCACCTCCGGCGGCAAGGACGTCCTCGACATCATTGTTCACGTCAGCGAGACCGAGCGTCCTTTGGAGTCGTTCTCCTTCGGTGAGCGGGTCGTGTTGTCGCTGTCGGCCACCTTCGCCATGATCGAGGTGTTCAACGACATCCATCCCGGTCTGGTGTCCACGGTGTTTCTGGACGAACCGTTGGGGCCGCTGGATGCCACGCGCACCCCATTGGTGTTGGCCGACATGGAGCGGCTCATCGCCCGTGAGGTGGTCGACCAGCTCGTCGTCATCTCCCACGACCCCGATGTCATCGACATCATGCCGCATCGTGTCGTCGTCTCCCGTGGCTCCGACGGCACCTCGCAGCTGGAGTTGACGGCATGATTCCCCGCGCCGAACTGCAAACCAAGTCGGTGTCGGAACTCGTGGCTCTGGCCGGTGTGTGTCTCGACCTGGCCCAGTCCAAGGCCGTGGAGCAGTCCGACCCGTCGGAGTGTGTCCGTGCGGTGTATGCCACGGGGTTCGACGGCACCGCCCCGCGTGATCCGTTCCTCGTGGGTGACTATCTTGCCCTGACCGGGTGTGTGCGGGCGTTGGGCAAGACCCGTCACCGCTGCCAGCTGTGCACCGTGCGCAGCCCGGCCCTCACCGACATGTGGGCGTGGGACGACGACGCCCCGTCGTTGGTGACATCCGAACTCTCCCGCATGGATGATGACAAACTCTCGGTGAGTCTGCACATGCCCGTGGAGGGCATGGTCGTCGTCCGTCACACGATGACGTGGGATGGCACCAAGCATCATCGCACCAGCGCCACGGCGTGGCGTTACACCGATGGACTGTTGGCTGCCGACCCCTCCCTGCTCGTCGGGGCGCTGCCGCCACCACACGTTCTTCACGACAACTGAAAACGACACATCACGAGAAGAAAGAAAAACATGTTCCATCTGCGTTTTGCCAAGAATGCCCTTGTGGGCGCCACCAAGCGTGTGGCACCGTTCACGGTGTCGTCCCAGTCGGCCGAACAGCGGCATCGCGTCGTCCTGCTGCGCCCGGACACCACGGCCGACGTCGTCCATCTCGTCGCCGAGAATCAGGGGTCGGCGGCCCATGTCGTCACACAGACAGGGGCGGTGGAGATCCTTGGTTCCGAACCCATCGTCGTGGCGGCGAACAGTCTGCTCGTGGCCTTCGACGCCATGCCCGATGAGGGGATGTTGGAGTGTGTGAAGGCCGACGGGTCGACACAGGTGGTCATTCGTTCCTGCGACGGCCAGCCGGAGATCGTTCTTCCCGCCCAGTCCGCAGGCCCGGATGCCGACCCGGACACCCCGATCCCCTCGGTGCGTGAATCCATCGGTGAGGGGATCTGCATGCGCACCGCCGATCTCGTGCATGCCCACCATGCGGCGGCTCGTGTGGCGTCGATGGCGTTCAACGGCACGTTGCAGGAGGTCCTGGCCGAGACCTTCGACGGCAAGGAGCATCGTCTGCTGCGGCTGGGTGCCATGTCCGAGACGGGGGCGACGGTGTGGCGTACCGTCCCGGTGACCGGTGACACCGACATTCTCACCCTGCTGCCCATGGCTCCCACGAGCGGATCCATGAACTTCTCGGCCATCCTCTCCCGGCTGTCCGAGACTGCGGTGCTGCGTATCCAGTATGACAATGTCGATGGTCGTGAGAACACCAAGGTGCTGCATCTGCGTGGCTATGTCGGTGAGGTGGCAGACGACATCGAGGAGGTGGATGTGGACTCGCTGACCGAGGACATCCACATTCGCATGGCGGTGTCGGCGTCGGATCCGGCCATGCATCGTCTGACGAACGAGAAGATCATGGATACCCTCAAGGGATTCGTCACCTCCCTGACCGACGGGGACTCCTTCGTCGTGGATCGGCATCAGTTCTTCGAGTCCATGGATCATGCCGCCGCCGTGGCCGGTCTCAACGCCATCTCCCATGAGAAGGCGAACGTTCTGCTCGATGAGGGTGAGCATGGTCTTCTCATCGAGACCGAGGGTGATTCGTCGTTCACCGACGACATCCCGTTCCTCATCGAGCCGGAGAATATGGATCACATGGCCGTGGCGTGGTCGGTGATGCGTCCGCTCATGGACACCTGCCCCGATGAGCAGGGGCGGATTCGGCTCAACATCGTTCGCAAACCTGCGCGGGACCCCAAGGCCCCGGCGGTGGCTCGCGCCATCCTGCTGTTCACCGAGGAGGACTGGGAACAGCGGATGGAGCATCCGCTGCCCGATGACTACATCGCCATCATCCCGCTCACCGTCATGTGAACAGATATTCGACGCCAGTTTTGTTATAGTATTGCTATACAACAACCACGAGAACGGAGCCGATCATGCGTATTTCCGACGCCCAGAAAATTGTCATTCCGCGATCCATTGCCGCTCCACGTGAGGACGTGGACATCGACCGCACCGCCACGATCTTCTCCCAGTGGCTCATCAACAAGGGTGTGGATCTCGACGACACCCTCCTCATGGTCGATGGCATGGTTCACCACATCGAGCACTGCCGTGAGGGTGGTGGGGATCGCAACAACATGGGGATGCAGGGGTATCGCGGCATCCTCACCGATGTCCGCACCATCACCCGCAACACCTCGGACGGGAAACCGTGGGCCGTCAAGGGCTGCATCGTCTCCACGTTCGACGAGAACTCCGAGGATGAGGAGATCTACACCGGGATTCTCGATCTGTGTGGCCGCACCTACGTCCACGACGAACAAATGTTCGACATTGCTTTGTCCAACACCGTGTTCACCACCGCCAAGCGTCTCATCGGCAAACCCTTCGTCGGCAACAAACTGTTCTCCTCGGCCCCGGTGACCATCAAGGGTGGCGGCAGGAAGCAGAACGGGACGGTGCGCTCCCTCATCTTCTGCGCCCCGAACTGGCGAGAGATGACCGAGGACGAACGCCGCGAGGTGTCCCGAGGCACCACGTCCCACACGAGGCACCACAAGGACACCCAGAACGCACCCGAGGACGCCAAGGACACGGCACAGCCCGTGGATCGCACCGTTCCGGGATGGTTCCTCTCCGATGCCGACTACACCTCGCTGTGCCGCGAGTACGGCAAGGGGGAGGCGGACTTCGTGGAGTTGTGTGACTACACCGACCAGTTCACCTTCAGCAACGGTGAGGTGCAGGTGCCCGAGTCGGTGGAGGAGACCACCCGCCGTATCATCGTCTCCGTCGTCACCGACAAGGACAACGAAAACCTGTCCGACGCCGACCTGCTGCGGCTGGCCGTGAAGTCTGCGATCCTTGTATGAGCGAATCGGTACTGGGGGTCTCCGACCTCACGACGCGAGAGCTGGACGAGCGTGTCGACGCCTCCGGCCTCGTGTCGGATCACGGGGTGGGTGTGGTGCTTCCCGACGCCGAGGCCGACGCCCTGCGGGCGAAGGCCCGGTCGGAGTCGTACTCCTCCCTCACCCCATGGTTCGACTGCCCGTTGAAGTGGTGGGCCACCCGCTACTCCGACATTCCGCAACCGGAGACCCCACATCTGCCGTTCCTCGTCGTGGGCACGGTCATCCACCGGATAGCCGAGGTGTTCTACAACGAACCCGCCGCCAAACGCACCGATGCCCTGCTGAACAAGCTCATCCGTCTGGGCAAAACCCTGCTGGAGGACATTCCCGACATCGACGAGGCTGCTCGTGAAGGTTTGTTCGACGTGGCAACCATCGCCGAATGGCGGGATCTGCGATCCGACATCGCCCACGATCGGCGCAAACAGTGGATGAGCCGCCGCATGGATGCGTGGGCAACCATCGCCCGTGGTGTGCTCGACGTGGACGTGGACCCTCGCAGCATCAACGTTGTCGCCACCGAGATGTACATCACCCGCTACGTCAACAACGTGCGCATCGCCTGCAAGATCGACCGGGTCATCGAATCCGCCTCCGGTGGCATCCTCATCGACGACTGGAAGACCGGGGCGTCGCCGCGCAACGGCGAATCCATCGAGCCACTGACACGGCGCTACCTGCAACCCAGCATGTATGCGTGGGCACTCACCAAACACGACTCGTCATATCCGGTTCAGGCCGCAAGGCTGGTGTTCCTCAAGGATCTCGACGTGTATCGTCTCAACGTCGATGCCGATGTCATCGCCCTTGTCCACCGGGCCATGGAACGGATCACCGAACAGATGAACACCGCCGTGGAGCAGGGAACATTGGTGGGCAGACCCACCGACGCCGAACGAGGCCACTGTCGGGAATGCCCCCTGTTCGGGGTGTGCCCGGCGCGAGGGGAGACGTTGAACATGGATGAAGCCCTGCAGGAGGTGCACGATGCCACGTCTTGACGCCCGCCCGACGAGCCCGTCACGGTCGGCCATGTGCGGCTGGCCCACATCCAAGGGCACCCCGTGCCGCAACCCCACCCTTCCCGGTCAGGGTGCCTGCCCGATCCACCTGCCCGCCTACACCGAGTCCCAGACCGCCCAGCGGCTCAAGGACCTCGACCCGACATGGACCGAGCACATCGACGCCGAATCCGCCCTGCCACCGACGATGAACCACAGCAGATGGGAGACCGAACCGTGGTCGCCGCTGCTCGACGAGGTCGACAATGCCGCCATCAACGACATCTGCGCCACGCTGGGTGTGAATCTGCGTGTGCCCGCCGCCCTGTCCGATGCCATGCCCGACATCTACGACACATTCCACGAAGCCATGAGGAATCGTTTCACCGACCGGGTGTCGGTGTGGATGTTCACCGGTTTGTGGCGTCTGTCACCGCAGGGCAATTATCACCATTTCGAGGAGTTCGTCCACGAGGTCGTGGTGCTCGACCATCGGATATCGGTCAATCCCTTCTGTGCGCTGCTCTACCCCTCGGCCGACCTGTCGAAGGACGTGTTCGAGCAGGATTGCGAATGGCAGTGGAACAATCCGCTGTGCGCGCCACCGTTGATCGCCACCCGCCAGTTCTACCAGTCAGTTGCGTGGTCGCAAGGGGATTTGGCGTGGGTGTACTTCGATTCATTGTCGCCACGCGACTGATCGACAAGGAGGCTTCATGCCCAACATCGTCTATTCCCCACCGTCGATTCGGAAGGACGGGTGGGTTCATCATTCCCGGCACGGCTGGGGCCGTGTCGTGGAAACCGGCCAGGACACGATACGGGTGCGGTTTCGCCACGCGCTACCATTCATGCATCCCGGGAAACAGACTCTCACCAAACTGCACACCATCTCCCACGAGCCGCCACCGGAGCATGAACAGTCGCAGCGGCGACAGGAACTCATCATCACCACCGCCGTGGACATGGTGAACACACGCACCGATTTGTGGACCGACGGTGGATGGCTCCCCGACTTCGACCGGGTGTGCGAACTGTTGAAAACCAACACCGACACCACAAGTGAGCACCACTACAACATCACCAACAAGTCGTGGCAAACCGGTGTGACGTCATCGTTCCTCACAATCAACAATCTCGTGAGCTCCGACGACATCGTCGAGTTCATCGTCCGTCTCGCCAATGAGGCGTTTGACAAGGAGTTTCACGACTGGGATCGGAAAATGCGTCCCGGTGAGGCGCTGCACCACATCAATGCGTTCCTAAAAGATCCGATTCTCACACTGTGTCGTTCCTCACGTAGCAGGGTACTCAATCATTCTTTAGGAGACATCATCATCTTGTCGGGGATGAACGAGGATCGACACCAGATCCGCATCATGACCGACAAGCTCACTGCCGCCGCAAACACCCATCTTCTGCGCCTGTACGGCGACACGGTGCGAACTCTGCGTGAGAAACGAGAACGCGACCTCGCAGACGCCAAGGCGCGCAAGAATCCGTCTTCTTGATATTCTCTTGACACAGACGAACCGATCTTGGAGGTTTTCATGAGCAACGGCTACGACTTCGGTGGCGACGGCGATTTCGAGGAGGATGAGGCTCCGCGCCGCCGCATGAGCAGTGACAAGCCCCTCGGCTGGGTGGTGGTGAACATCGTGTGCATCATCGCCTTGGTGGTGTGCCTCTGCACGTTCCTGTTCAACGGCAGTTCGCTGCGCAACTCCTCGGGGCTCACGACCACGGCGGGTGTCATCTTCCCCCTGTTCATCGTGGGTTTCATCATGTTCATCGTCTCCGGCAAGCGTTCCGGCCTCTACAACAAGCACTGACATGTCTCGTACCTGCGCCTTCTGCGGCAATCCGGTGGCCGACTCCAATCCGGTCAACGACTGTGGTCGGCATCGGCGTACCGCCATGCCGATGACGCCGGGTGGTCAGCGTTACATCGCCATGGGGTCCAACCCGGCCAACGAGTCTCCGGCCTCACTGGCCCCCAAACTGGCCGTGGAGCATTCCGAGGCCATCCCGGCCGATTCGTTGCAGGTGTCGGGGTTTCCGTTCTTCACGCGCTCCCAGCGGGACGCCTACATCCATTGGCGCAAGACCGGGGACGCCTCGACCAGACCGTCCCCGGCGACGGTCATGGCGTTCTTCCCGGTGCACACCTGTGCGGTGTCCACGACCGATCTCAGGGACTTCGACGGACGCATCGTGGGTATCGTCGACGACTTCTCCGGTGACGTGTTGGAGATCGAGGATCGACTGGACAACGAGTGCTCGGAGAACCATGATGTGTTCCTCACCTCTCAGGGCAGACGTTTCGTCGTCTCTCGCCATGAGGACACGTCGTGCCAGATCGTGCTCGTCGACGACAAGACGATCAGGGATACGCTGCGCGTCCCGGCATGACAGTCACAACCCCACACAACCACGCAAGGAGAGACCACATCCATGGAGAACCTCACCGTCATGGCGGGCAGACACGAGCCGTTGTTTCGTGCCGATCTGTGTCGATGGTGTGAGGATGCCGGGTTCGACCGATCCTCGGTTCCCACACTGGTGTGTGGTTTCGACATCTTTCCCTCCGACGCCTCGGAATGGTCGTGGCAGGCCACACCGTTGTCCGGCGATGTGTTCTCCCATGTCCCGGCCGCCATCATCACGGGATGTGAAACCCTGTCCAAGGATCACACCTCGGCGCTGCTCGACCATCTTGACGGTGTGTGTGAGGAAGGCATGAGGGTGTGTCTCGTCTATGGCACGAACACCGTCGACAAGCGGGTGAAGGATGCCAGCGATCAGTGGTTCGTCTACGATCATCTCGACACCCCCGACAAGGGGGGTCCGCATTCCCGTGTGGTGCGGGTGGGTGAGTGGTTCCGTGACCACGATGCACCCCTGCCCCGCCCGGTGGTCAAACAGATTGTGTCGTTCTGTGGTGAGGACACCGAGTCGCTGGCCGGTGCCATGCACTCCTCGGTCTACGACTGTGACCATGCACCCCGTGAGGCGGAGGATGTGCTGCGGTTCATCACCGGTCTGGGGTCGGCACGGTTCTGGGATCTGCCCGCCAGCACCTTGAAAGGGGATCGGGAGAAGGTGGCAGAACTACTCATCCGTCAACGCGACACCATCTCCACCCAACGTGGTGCCCGTGCCGTGCTGACGATGCTGGAGAACTCCCTGCACAACTATGCCGTGGGCATGGGCAGGGATCCGCGCAGCAAGGATGATGTGGCGTGGGTCAACGCCCAGACCGGCAAGAGGAACGGGTTCTACGTCATCAGTGAGGCCAACCGGTTGGGCATGGATCGGCTGGTGAAGTGTTCCCGTGAGGTGGCCCGTGCCGGTCAGGTGGTGCGCACCCATGTGGAGCTCCATCCCCAGACCACCATCTCCGTGTGCTGCACCACCGTGGCCCAGCACGTCCATCTGGCCCATCGAGGCCGGTGAGGCGCATGGACCGCAACCTCATCTCCCCGGTCCCCAAGAATCGCCCCATGACCGAGGCCGAACGGGCCGAGCGGGCGAAGACCACGTTGGAGGCCCGTGAGCACGCCAAACATGTGCGTGAGGACGTTCTCGCCAAGTTGGTCAACCATGACATGACGATCGAGGATCTGTGTCTGGCGTCGGTGGCGGATTCCCGCGACGGACTGTACGTGTCGCGGATGAAACTCATCCGCATCTGCCGTGCCTTCACCGGGTGGGATCGTGCCACGGCGGCACAGAACATGGCCAAACGCGGCCTGTCCGATCGGGATTCGGTGGCCACCATTCGCCGTTCGGTGCGGATCAGGGAAGCCTTCACCGACATCGTCACCAACCCCTCCCAGTTCGATCCGCCACCGGGCAAACCCAAGCCACCCAAGCCTCGTCCGCGACGCAGCAGGAGGCTGCGCAACGTCTCGTTCGGGGAACGCAAACCGGTGGCCTCCTACCATCATCCTCCGGCGTGGGGGTGGCCGTGGAAGTTCAAGATCGGCGAGTTGGCCGACATCGCCGGGATCAACATCGGTCCACTGCTGGGCACCAACCAGAAGCCTCGCCCGCAGCAGGTTGGCAGACCCACGAACACACCCGTCATGAACGGCGAGCTGAGCGATGCTGACATGGCCATGCTGTTCGGTGGCGACGAGGAGCCCGACGAATCGGGTGGAGGTGGCCTGGACGAGGACGACATGCGCGAATTGTTCGGCGACACCGGTTCCGACAATGGTGACCAACAGAACACCAATGGTGGTTTGAGCGAAGACGACATGAGAGAGCTGTTCGATGAGTGATGATGCCAACCCGTTGCAGTCGGTGTACAAGGTTCTGGCGCATCTGGGTGTCAATCCCAGTGACGTGTCCGTGAACTTCGACACGGGGATTGATGGTGTCGACCCGCTGCTCATCGCCCTGCCACAGTCCAAGGTGGGTATCGTCGTCAATCCGGCACGGGTGGGCAATGCCGTGAAGGCCGGATGGTCGATCCTCGACCTTGACGAGGCCTACGTGTTGGCCTTCGACACGGTGTTTCGTGGTTTGGAGGATCAGACGTTCGAGCATCTGCGTCGTGCCTCGCAGGCCGGTCAGGTGAAGACGGGGTCGTCGCAGGAGGAGAAGCTGTTCTCCGCGATCCTCCGGGCCAATCTCCCCGAGCCGGATCGCAACTTCACGGTGCGTCGTGACGACGGCACCGAGCTCACCGTGCCCGACTTCACGTGGGAGGACATGCGTCTGGCGTTCTACATGGATGGTCTGTGGTGGCACAGGGGCAAGGACGATGCCCGGATGATGGATGCCATCTCCGACGCCGCCAAGTCCAAGAGGAAGAAGAAGGCGTTTCTCGACGGGGAACGCTCCCGTGCCCAACGTGACAGCGACAACCGTTCGGAGTTGGCGTCGATGGGGTGGATCATCCTGTCGTGCACCGACGCCGATCTGGAGACCCGTGAGGGTGTGGATCGTCAGGTGCACCGGATTTCCCAGACAATGCGGACGATCCGCCAGCGGGGTATGGTGTCTGGTGCATCGGCCGATGTGGACCCGTTTGCATGAGGAGGAGAATCGTCACGGTTCACCGGCACCGAGCACGAGAAAACAACGTCCCGCCATAAGGTAGGCTCTGCTGCGGCAGAGAGATCAACCTCTGGGAAACACAAACCACACCAACGAAAGGATGATGACGTGCATCATGTGTTCTCACGGCACCACGGGGAGGGTGAGACTCCTCCGGGTGCCAAGAAGAGACTGTGGACGAAAATCGTGGCTGGTGCCACAGTGGTCGCCTGTGGTGTGACGGCAGCCGTTGTCGGAATGGGTGGCACCGCCAAAGCCAGGCAGGTGAGGAACGACCGCTACCAGCATGCCACGGGCATCATGGTCAACGATCCCAACAAGGGGCCCATCTACTGGGCGACATATCGTGCCCCCGACGGCAAGACTCGTTGGGCCTGCATGGACATCGGTTTGAAGCCTCCCAGCGGCGGCAAGGAAATCTCTAAAACCGAGACCGTCAAGAGGAATGTTGGTGGTGCCTACATCATCAACAAGTATGTCAACACCAGCAACCCCATCGACGCTGCTGCCGTGATGTATTATGTGCGCAAAACCCTTGGCAGCACCAAGGAAATCAAGTATTACGAGGACTCCTTCAAGAAAAGGGATGCCACCAACTTCAACAAGATGGTGAAGCGTTCCAAGCAGATGGAGGAAGAGGCCAAGTGGAATGCTGGCCCGTACAAGTTCCGCCCGTCAAGCATCACCATTGCTCGCGACAAGAAGAACCCCAAGCTGGCCAAGGTGACCTTCCCGGCTCTCACCGGGAACATGGGGCGCCCCCTTGCCAAGCATAAGTACACAGCCTCAGTGACGTCGGGCAATGCCACGTGGCAGGCATCCCATGCGGCGAAGTCCAACTTCGTCTCCGACAAGACCACCCACGACATGTACCTCAACGTGTCGAACCCCAACAAGCCGATTTCGGTGCGGCTGGACACGCAGGCACCCGACTACGTCTTCCGGCTGTACCACCCCAAGAAGAAGAACACACAGCGCATGGCTGCCGCAGCAGCCGTGCCAATGAAGAAGTATCACACCGATAAAACTGACACCCCGCTGCCTCAACCCGGCACGGCCCAGTTGTCCACGACAATGAAGGCGCAGCCATCGGGTGACTCGGTGTCGTTCAACGACGAGGTGACGTGGAACAAGATCCCCAAGGGCAATCACGGTTCCGCACAGAACTCGCTGTACGTCTTCGGCAAGGGCACCGAACTGTCCCAGAAGAACCTCGCCAAGGCAACCAAGGTGTGCTCGGTCAACGTGCCGGTGAAGAACGGCACGCAGAAGATCACCGACGCCAAGTGCAAGGTGGACGCCGCCAAGAAGCATGCGGGTGACATCGCCGTGTGGCAGACGACGTACAAGGGTGACAAGCAGATCAAACCCGTCACCTCATCCCTGACCGATGAGCAGGAGCAGTGGACTTTCCCCACCCCGCCACCGCCCGCCGGTAGCCTCTCCACGATGATGAAATCGTCAGTGGATGGCGACAAGGCAACCTTCGCCGACGACGTGACCTTCAACATCCCCGATGACAAGGATCACGGCACGGCGAAGAACTCGCTGTACATCTTCGACAAGAACACCGCCATCTCTCAGGACAACCTGTCCAAGGCGAAGAAGGTGTGCTCGGTCGACGTGCCGGTGAAGAAGGGTGTGCAGAAAGCTGTCGGCCCAGACTGCACCGCGAACGTCAAGGACAACTACGACTCCACCGCCGTGTGGCAGACCACGTTCGCAGGCGATGATGTCGTCAAGGCCATGACCTCGGATCTGGGTGACACCTCCGAGCAGTGGAAGTTCCCGCCCAAACCCAACCCCGAGGGCGACGTGTCCACGATGATGAAGGCCGATGTCAACGGGTCGTCGGTGAAGTTCTCCGACAAGGTTGATTTCACCGTCCCCGACGACAAGGAGCACGGGAAGGCGAAGAACACCCTGTGGGAGTTTGAGCGTGACGCCGATCTGTCCTCAACCGACCACGCCACCAAGGTGTGCTCGGTTGACGTGCCGGTGAAGAACGGCTCCCAGACCGTCACCGGGGACGACTGCAAGCTCGACAACATGTTCTCCCACTCGCAGAATCGTCTCGTGTGGCAGACCACCTACCCCGGCGACGACGTCGTCAAGAAGATGACCTCGGATCTCTCCGACGAGAACGAGCAGTGGACGGTCCCCACACCGCCCTCGGTGAAGGGGCACCTGTCGACCCTCACCCGTGCCACGGTTGTCGACGGCACATCGGTGAAGTTCGGCGACGACGTGACATGGCGTGGCCTACCGGAAGGTGACCACGGCACGGCCAGAAACACCCTGTACCTGTTCGACAAGGACACCAAGGTGTCTCAGGCCAACGCCGCCAAGGCCACCAAGATCTGCTCGGTCGATGTTCCGGTGAAGAACGGCACACAGAAGGTCTCCGACCCCAAGTGCCGTCTGGACGACATGTACGACCACTCCGGTGCTGTCACGGCATGGCAGACGGTCTACGACGGTGAGCAGGGTGAGGATGGCGAGACTCCATCGCCGAGCCCGTCCCTGTCGCCGATGGCTTCTCCCTTGACCGAGGGGTCCGCATCCCCGCTGCTCAAGCCGTCCTCGCGCCCCATGTCCGCTCGTGGTGTGGGTGCCGTGGAGCCGATGACATCGGATCTCACCGACACCGCCGAGCAGTGGAGGGTCCCGGATCGTCCGAAGCCAGCCATCACGACGAAGGCCCTCATCGCCGACAAGCATGCCTCCGAGGTGCGTGTGGGCACGAAGATCGCCGATGAGGTGAAGTACACCAACTTCATCAAGGGTGACCACGGCTACGTGGATCTGTGGTTCTCGGCCGCATCCAAGACCTGTGAGGGTGGCGACAAGGTCACAACCTTCGATCTGGGTGAACTCAAGGGGTCCGGGAAGGTGGTCTCCGACGCCTACACCGTGGACAAGCGGGGCAACTACTGCTTCGCCGAGCACTCCGCCGACAAGAACGGCAAGGAGCTGACCCACGCCACGGTGGGTGCCGACGCCGCCGAGAACATCTCGACATCCGGGTCCACGCTGGGAACCACCGCCGCCATCGTCTCCGGTGACGGCACCGTGGGGTCGCAGATTCAGGACACCTTCCACCATGCGGGTCTCGCCGACTCCGACGTGACGACCATCGACCTGTTCCATTCGGCGCACCGCAAGGACTGCTCCGATGCAAACAAGCCGATCGCCTCGTGGAAGATGGATCATCTGGGCAAGGATGGTGACACCGTGACCGAGAAGTACACGACTCGGGATCGTGGCCACTACTGCTACGCCGAGACCACCCACGACAAGGCGGGCAAGCTCGTCCACCGTGCCGACAAGGGCATTGCGGAGGAGACCGTCCACATCACGCCGGTGTTGGGCACCACCGCCGCTGTCATCGACGGTGACGGTCGGGTGGGGTCGACCATCGAGGACACCTTCCACCACAAGGGTCTGGTGGGAACCGACACCACCCGTGTCGACCTGTTCCACTCCGATTCCGTCAACGACAAGACGTGTGCCAAGGCCGACAAGCCGCTGGCCTCGTGGACGTTGAAGGATCTGGGCAAGGATGGTGACACCAAGGTGGGCAAGCACCGTACCGACAAGGCCGGGACGTACTGCTACGCCGAGACCGCCTTCGACAAGAATGGTCGTGAGATCCACAAGGATCTCAAGGGTGTCCCCGCCGAGACGCTCATCATCAAGCCGCACGGTGGTGCGCAAGGTGGTGGCGAGCAGGCTGGTGCCTCCACTGGTGATCCAGTGAAGCGCAACACCACCGGCTACATCGTTGCCGGGGCGACGCTGCTCGTCCTGGCCGCCGGTGCCACGATGGTGCTCGTCCGTCGCAAGAAGGACTAAAGATCCATCTGACGCCATGATGCGTCCATGAAAACCAAGGGGCCGTCTTCCGTGAGACAATCGCGGAGGGCGGCCCCTTTGGTGTTTTCTTGAGAAAAGATTTCCTCCAAGGAGTTGACACCTGTCGTTTTGTATAGTAATACTATGAATCAGTACAGCAACAGTACGGAAACCACGAGAAAGAGATCATCATGACCAGTTCGAAGAAGTGGGGCGCAGCTGCTCTGGCAGGACTCATGAGCCTGTCGGTTGCCGCATGCAGTGGCACCCATGACGCCCCTGCCCCGGAGTCGTCCTCCAGCGACATTCCCAATGTCGTGCCGTCGGTAACCCCGTCGCCGTCCGAGACCGATCCGTTCGCCACCCCGACGACCCCGGCTCCCAGCACCGTTCCCACGCAGAGCGCCACCGCCTCCCCGGACTCCTCACAGTCGCAGGATGATGCCGAGGGTGATGGCAGCGCCACCACGGGTGCGGATTCCCGCACCGATTCCGCCGATCACGGCAAGACCGACACGAAGGCCCCTGCCGCCTCGCAGAAGCACGACACCCCGCGCAGTTCACACAAGGGTGGTGCCTCGCATACCCGCACGCATTCGAGCCACAAGGGTGGGGGAGTCGCCGCGCATCGTGCACCCCAGCATGAGAGTGGACATCGCGCCTCCGGTCATGTGTCCACACCGCGTCGCGGCTCGGCCATCCACCACACCAATGCCCACACGGTGTCGGCCTCGACCGCCGTGCGTCTGCGCGCCAAAGCCACGACCCACTCTGCCGTCCTCGACGTGCTCTACCCCGGTGACCGCGCCACGGTGGTGAAGGGGTCGGTCGACGGGTGGACGAAGGTCACGTTCCACGGTCAGACCGGCTATGTCGCCAGTCAGTACCTCAACGGTGCTCACACCACGGCAGGAAAGCCCAAGCCTGCGCAGTCAAGCAAGCAGGTGCGTACCGTCATCGACAAGCATCGCACGATCACAAGGAATGATCCGACGCTCGACTGGGGCACGACGAAGGTCGAGACCAAGGGTGTCGACGGTAGGATTCGCATCACCTACCGAAACGGGCGTGAGGTTTCTCGCCAGATCGTCGTCAAGCGTGTTGACGAGGTGATCCTGCACGGCACCAAGGACGTCATCACGACCAAGACCGTCGATGTGCCGTTCAAGACGATCACCAAGGATGATCCGAACCTTGACTGGGGCACGTCTCGTGTCGAGACCAAGGGTGTGGCCGGTAAGGCTCGCGTCACCTACAAGAACAGTAAGGAAATCAAGCGGGAGACGATCACCGAGCCGGTGACGCAGATCGTCTACAAGGGGTCCAGGCCGGTCATCACGACCAAGGACGTGCCGATTGACTACAAGACTGTCAAGCGCAATGATCCCACTCTCGACCACGGTAAGACGAAGGTCGAGACCAAGGGTGTCAAGGGTGTGGCTCGCGTCACCTACCGCAACGGCAAGGAGATCAAGCGTGAGACGATCAAGGAGCCGGTGACTGAGGTCATCCGCGTGGGCACCAAGGACGTCGTCACCACCAAGGAGGTGAAGGTTCCGTTCAAGACCATCACGAAGAAGGACCCCAACCTGCCCAAGGGTCAGACGAAGGTGCTCACCGAAGGCCGCGAGGGTGTTGTGCGCATCACCTACAAGAACGGTCGCGAGGTGAAGCGTGAGGTTATTACCAAGCCGGTGAACAAGGTGGTGGCCGTGGGCACCAAGAAGAAGGACGTCATCACGACCAAGGAGGTGAAGGTGCCGTTCAAGACGGTGAAGAAGAATGATCCCAACCTGCCCGAGGGTAAAACCAAGGTTGTGCAGCAAGGCCGTGAGGGCGTGGATCGCGTCACCTACAAGAACGGGCGTGAAGTCAAGCGTGAGCACATCTCCAAGCCGGTGAACAAGATCATCCACGTTGGCACCAAGAAGAAGCCGAAGCCTTCAAAGAAGCCTCATGTCAAGATTACCGAATGCGGCACACCCAATGCGGACAACCCCGAATGGGTAAACGTTTATGGTGAGGTCCATGGTCCTGCCGACATGTGGATTGATAGCACTGTACATGTTTCAGGAGAGACAGAATGGGGAGCTCCATGGTCTCATGATATTCACAATGGTGTTGCCCAACTCAGTTCTTTCGGAGATTATGGTTTCCAGCATTGGGCGCCCAAGGAAATCAAGAATCTTAAGTGTTCTGCCGATGTATGGGTTGTCAACAAGTGACCCGTCTCTCCGCACCCCTACGCCGTGCGGCGTAGGGGTGCGCCCCATCTCCACCGCATATCACTGACTCACCCAAGGAAGCCCTTCCATGCCCGTCCACAAATCCTCCCGCTCCACGTATTCCGATTCCGCCGCCCGTGCCAAGTTCGGTGCCGCCAATGCCGCTGCCGGTCTGAGTGGGGAGAAGTGGCTGCTCAAGAAGCTGTCTGCGCAGTTCCCCCACGCCCACATTTGGTTCTCGGTGCGCACCCCGGCCCGTGCAGGGCAGAAACGCTACAACTCCGACATCGACCTCGTCATCGCCAGCGGCTCCACGGTGATACTCGTCGATGCGAAACGGTGGGAGGCAGGCCACGTCTACTGGTCGCTGCTGGGTGTGCCCATGCAGGGGTGGCATCGAATGCGTCGCAAAAACAAACCCATGTCGTTGGGTCACAACATGGAGATGGCGCAGTCCCGAGTGTCCCAAGACCTGCCGGGAGCACGGGTGAAGTCCATGGTGATCTACACCCCCACGAAGAAGGGGCTGCCCACATCGGTGCGGTGGCTGCGCTGGCCAGGCGGGATCAGGTCGTACCTGTCCGGTGACGGGCTGCGCGCCGTGTCCCGTGCTCTGGGGCGAGGCGACAAGCCAGTGCCCCACGACATCGAACGATACTTCGACTCGCTGCTGCAATGATGATTCTGTCTCGTAGAATCTGATCCATGTCGTATCGCAAGACCCCATGTCCACACCCGAATCTGTGTGGCGTGCAATACCATCTCACCGATGCCGCCCGTGCCGAATGCGAACGCAAAGGCCGTGCCGCTGCCACCCGTGGCGGCATGGCTCCTCCTCCGCCACCATCACCCGTGCCGGAGGATGTGTCGGCGCAGGAGATCGGCGAGTTCATCACCGAGGCTCCAGCACGCGAAGCTGCCGATCTTGTCAACGATGAGGCACCGATGGTCGTGGAGACAGAGGGTGGCCGATATCGGGTTATCGGGGCCGAGGTTCACAATGACCGGCTTGTCATGACCGTGGATCTGCATGATGCCCAGACTCGCAGAACCATCAGCAACGCCGTGCAGAGAGTCTACGACGATTCGTATACGGGCAAGCAGGTCACCGTTCCCTCCGAGGAGGAGTTGAAGAGCGACTACGCGTCGTTTCATGTTCTCCCCAACGGTTTGGCTGGCGTGGGCGTGAAACATGATGGTGAGATCGCCGGGCTTCACTCCCTGATTAACGACACCGTGCAGCATCCGCAGTACAACGTTTCTCCCTGTCTGTTCAGTGCTGCCACGAAGCATGGTGGACAATGGCTGGAATGTTTCGACACATATCTTCCAAGAATCTATGAAAAGCAGGGGTTGACACCTGTGGCCCGAATACCGTTTAATAGAGAATACGCACCAAGAAATTGGGATTACGAGGAGCTGGGAGAGCCAGATCTCGTGTTCATGGCCTCCGGAGACCATGACTCAGCGCTCAGTTTCGAGGATTTCGATGACGCCTACAACCACACCATGAAGGAGATTGAACAATGAGAGAGAAGAATGAAACCGTGAACGGTGACACCACCTATCCGTTCTTCATCAAGACCAAGGCCGACCAAGAGAAATGGGATAACACCCCCTCCGGTACTCGTCGTGGCATGGAAAAAACGGCTCAGGTCCTCCTTGAGGAGTATTCAGACGTCAACGACGCACATGATGGCTGGGATCTGCTGAGTTATGGCGGTGTCGCCACCGCCATGAGCGTCGGCGTCTGAGAAGCACTATTCGCTGATCCTCATCGCAACTGAAGACTGCGGCTACCGTTCTTCATCAGGGCCAGGAAGGATCACGCATGCTGGAGTGACACTACCCCAGCATGCGTGAGAACATGCAGGTAGTGGCACATATCCCTATGGAGGATGACGACGCCACCAAGGGCCAGCTCGACGACAAGAGCGTGAGAGACGCGCCGTGGCGCAGCACAACCCACTCCGATGAGCATCAACCGTATTCACCACGGTAATGTACGCCCCGGCAGTCATACGTGGCTGCTGTCAATCCTGTCGAAAACGATCTAGGAGACGTATGTCCGACAATCAGTGGGAACAGTTGCCAGTCAAGGTATGACTAGTTGACTTGAGCACACTATGGCACTATCATAGGTGGTATGAATCTCAAGGAATGGGCAGGAATGCGTGGATTTTTCGTATCACGCGCTACGGTGGTGTCACCGTGAACTCATGCCCGTTTCCGTGCATCGAGTGGGGAGACTCGTCTTCGTTGATTGTGACGAGCACGGATTGCTGTTCGAGGAATCGACCTCCGAGCCGACGGGGGGGGGCGATCATGAATGACCACTGAAACCGCCGCCCCGAAACTGGACAGAAACGATCCAGATGTCATTGTCCGACCCTACAGGTTTGCACTGAAACCCACGGCGTCGCAGGAACGGAAACTACGTCAGCACACGGGTGCAACAAGGTTTGTCTACAATCATCTCATTGCCCAGTGGCGCGACGACATTCGCACCCGTGCCGAAGAACAAGAGCGTGGTATCTCTGATTCCGAATTGACGCCGTTCACGTTCAAATGCTCCTTCTACGACATGCGCAATCACTGGAATCACATCAAGCGTGAGTGTGCTCCGTGGTGGCCAGAAGTGTCGAAGGATATCGGCGAAGATGCGGCCCGTCGCGCCCACGATTCCATAAAGAATTGGCTCGACTCCAAGAGTGGAAAGCGCAAGGGCAGAAGGGTGGGTTTCCCTCAGTTCCACAAGCGCGAATGTCATGAATCGTGTACATTCTGGGCCGGGGCGATTCGTGTCAGTAACGATCGTCACTCGGTGACGCTACCGAAGATCGGGACGATTCGGACATACGAGAATACGCGCAAATTGCAGCGTAAGATCACCAAAGGTACGGCCAGGATCTTTCGGGCGACGATCTCCAAGGGCCTTCGTCGTTGGTATGTGTCCTTCACCGTTTACGAGCGGAAACGCATTCCCGGAAACCACGCACACCCCGGCTCTGTTGTCGGGGTTGACATGGGTGTCGGAGATCACGTCATTGTTGCAGCGACCCCAAACGGTGACGAGGTCATGCGCAGGGGGTTACCGAAAACAATCGCTGGATATGACAAGAGGATTCGGCATCTTCAACGTAAATTGTCGCGTAAACAAGGTCCAAACAGGAAAGCAAAGACGAAGCCCTCGAATCGGTGGATTCGCGCGAACAACCAAGTCAACAAGTATCGCGCAAAACTGGCCAACATACGTCGTGACTTTGCCGCGAAATCCGTTCATGACTTGGCAAAGAATTATGAGACTGTCGTCATCGAGGACTTGAACGTTCAAGCCATGATGACTCGCGGAGGCGCACACAAACGTGGCCTGAATCGCGCGATAGCGCAGGCCTCGTTTGCCGATCTCAGACGGAGAATCACCTACAAAACACGATGGAATAGTGGAACAACTGTTGTCGCCGATCGGTGGTTTCTGTCATCGAAAACGTGCTCGGAATGTGGAGAAGTGAAATCCAAGCTCTCCCTGTCCGAACGCGAATACGTCTGCCATTGTTGTGGCATTGTTGTGGACAGAGACCTCAATGCTGCAAAGAATCTGGCAAAATTGGCGGCACCAAAATCCGGTGTCGATTCTCACGGAACCGGGAGTTCGCCGGGGATGGGGCGTGAAGGTGCGGGAAAGTCCAGTTCACCCGAGGGTGGGTTGGCACCGGCCGGTGAAGCGTCAATGGTCCGAGAGGACCTGAGCGGCCGCAAGGCCGGTGCGAGATAACTGACTACTCTAGTTATCTCGTGCAACGGAGCCTTACGAGACGGCTCCCGAGGCCCAGCCCCATTCTGCTGCGATCAGCGATCCTCAAGACCCCCCGCCCACATGACCGTTCGGCCGAGCAGGTGGGGCTACCACGTCCGCACGTCTCCTTCGGCCGTGCCATCACACTGTTCTTCAAGAACTATGCCGTGTTCAACGGGCGAGCCTCCCGCTCGGAGTTCTGGTGGCTCGTGCCGTTCTTCATCCTCGTGGGTGCCATCCTCGGTGGCGTCAACGGTGTCCTCGGTGGTACGTTCTCGGATCCAAGCACCGCCTATTCTGTTCTCTCCGGTGTGTGGAGCATCGTCACCATCGTTCCACGGCTGGCGCTGTGCGTACGTCGCCTCCACGACACCAACCACAGCGGCTTCCACCTGTTCTGGATCCTCCTGCCATTCATCGGCTGGATCATCCTCATCGTGTTCTACCTTCAGGCTCCTCGCCCCGATGCATGGCGCAGGTACGACAACGGCAAACTGCCAGCCGAGAACTGATCTCGTCCATCTTTTCTCACCGCCTCGGTACGAGGGCATGTACCGAGGCGGTTGCCATATCCAACAGGCAGCACAGATCCGATCGCCGCAGGTAGTATGAGCACATGAGTACCACCACACCCCATCACCCCGATCGTCGCCGCACTCCATGTCCACACCCCGACATCTGCAAGGTTCGGTCCCATCTCACCGATGCCGCCCGAGCCGAATGTGAACGCAAGGGCAGGAAGCACAGTGTGGGCACTACTACCGTGGCCTCGGCGCCTGCACTCGACACGCCAGACTTTCAATCATGGGAGGGATCGCAGGCGCAGAAGTCCTTCACCACGGCCCTGAACGATGGAACGGTGATCGTCAGAAATGGCATGTTGAACGAAAGCCAATACCGTGGCCCTCTACCCGATCCATCGGAGCTTGTGCCACGCAACAACAACATGGACGACGAGTTGTCACCCAAGGCGTGCGAGGCTCGCGGTTTGGGTCCTGAGACCGAAGTGTGGATCGACCCAGTGGGAAGCGATCGTTTCGGCAATCCGCAGGCCATCTACCGCTCCTTTCACAGTTCCAGCAGTCGGCCACTGGAAGGCTATGCCGCCGCTGTGTGCGCCATGAACGATCTGCGAGAGGAGAACGACGAGCCACCACTGTCCTTCGAAACCGCTGTTGCGCATCTACAGGACACGAATTCGTCCAAGACGATCGGCTCCACGGCGCAGCGAGATTCACTGGAAGGGGCCGTGAAGGTGTGGCCCGACGAGCACGGTGGAGAACACGCCGCATGGATCCCATACGGGAAGGTCACCAACGGTGAGGTGATCGAAGGTGATCTGCGCGATGTGTCGACCGCCATGGTCAACGACGACATCCAAGACGCCAAAGGGCAAATCGACTTCATCCGCGAGGACTTGGGCAGGAGAAAGAGGGACCAGATATTCGACGATCTGCAAGAGGAATACGACAAGGCGAAGGCTCACTGCAAGGATCTTGTTGACAACTTTGACGAGCATGTTCGTCACATGGAAACCGTGCTGCGCAACTCCGCCATGGAGGGTGAGAAACCCACTGACTGGTACACCAAGAACGTTGAGCGTGCCCACGAGTACGCCAAGAACAAAGAGGCGTGAGCCTGCTACCCGACATGGTTCAGCCCGGACCCAACACGCGTTGGACCCGGGCTGAATGGTTCACCTGTCCTCGACTGCGACGAGATTGTCGAGGAACTTCACTCCTCGCTCCACGCTCATCCTACGAGCGCGCCAGTCACGCATGCACTTGGTCATGTCGTCAAAGAACTCCACGGCCTCGGGGTCGAAATTGTCAGTGAGATCTGGATCCTTCTTCTTGCGGTCCAGATCGGCGATGGCTGCTTTGTGCATCTCCCCGGCCATGGTTTGTGCACTACCTTGAGCACGAAGCGTGCCATCCTTGGATCGCCACTCGAAGATCTTGCTTCCGTTGTCTTCCCGATGGGCCGTCACTCCACCACCGCACAAGGCTTGCAACTGCGGAGACCCCAGATCGGAGGAGACGCCTTCATGACATGAGGCGCCATGTGTGCTTTCCTCGATGGCTTGGCCGTGTGGTCCACTCATCAACTCCGCCGGGTTCTCTCCACCGTCCTCGCCGTTCTCGTCCATGTCGTTCAACGCAACACCGACGACATCTCGCGAGTTGGTGCTGCTGTAGACGGCGGTACCGTCGTCACTCACGTGAACGGTGATCCTGCTGCGCTCATCCAGGCCGCGAGCCTTCAAGGAATCAGCGGACAATGTGTCGTCTGCGGTGATCTCCTTGGGCAACGGTGCCTCGCCACGATAGAAACTCTCACCTCGGCCACTGTTGATGACCAGTCGACCCTTGGCACCAGCGTCACGAAGACGCCGGGCGGTGGGAGAGTAGAACCAGTTGTCCTCATGCTGATACTTCTTTGGTACGTCGCCTGCGTCGTAGCGGTGACTTTCGGCGATCCTGCCCTTGCGTTCACATTCGGCTCGGGCGGCATCGGTGAGATGGGACCGAACCTTGCAGATGTCGGGGTGTGGACATGGAGTGCGGCGACGATCGGGGTGATGGGGTGTGGTGGGCATGAGGCATCCTCTCGAACGGTACGGACGGTTCGTCTCATTCTAGGTGAGGTGAACCACGCCCCACTCTCGGGCACCGGGCCAGGTTCACGCCGCTGAACGTGTCGTGGATAGGGTTCGCTCAGATAGACTGACATGTACGTTTCATCACCACATGTGGACGACGTGTACGAATGGGTCCACTATTTCGACATGTCGTTCATCGAACCTTGGAGAGGTCCATGTCCAACGCCTCCTTGCATGCTGCCCGGCGAGCCAAGAACGACGAGTTCTACACGCCGTACATCGATGTTGCCGATCAGGTGAAGGCAATCCTTGAAGCTCGCCCCGATGTCTTTGTGGACAGGACCGTTCTCCTGCCGTGTGACGACCCGGAGTGGAGCCAGTTCACGCGATTCTTTCTCGACCACTTCGAGTCGTTGAAGTTGAAACGGCTCATCTCCACCTCGTATACGATGCCACGTCATAATTCTGGAATGACCTACGTGTGACTACCGTTGACTAAGTTCGTGGAATCTCGCAGACTCTCCTTGTTGTGATCTGTCACTGAGGATGCTATAGTCATGAGACGTGGAGAACTTGCACGAGTACGGTGAGCGCAACGGTATCAAGTATCGCGCTGCGTGGAATCGTTTTCGCGAGGGCAAGATTCCCGGTGCCTTCAAGACCGAGACTGGGCGCATTCTCATCCCCACCCACGATGACGAGATCAAGAATCGTTGCGCCATCTACGCACGGGTGTCCACACACGAAAAGAAAGACGATCTCGAACGTCAACGGCAGCGATTGGCCGATTTTGCCTCCGCGCGGGGATGGGAAATCGCCCTCGAAGTCTCCGACATTGGTTCCGGTGTCAACGATCATCGCCCAAAACTGCAATCCCTGCTCGCGAAGAAGGATTCATGGGGGATTCTTCTCATTGAGCACAGGGATCGTCTGGCACGGGTGGGGTTCGGATATTTTGACACGCTCCTGTCACTCATGGGCAAGGAGATCGTCGTTGCTAATTCGTATTCCGAATCCGACGAGGGGAAGGTCGAGGACATTTATTCACTGATGTATTCCTTCGCCGTCTCGGAATATGGTAGAAGGGGTGCGAGGAATCGTGCCGATCGTGCACGAAATGCACTCGATTCTCCGGGTGAGCAATGACGGTCCCCACGAAAAGGAATGCCGCGAGTTCAGATGTCAAAACCCACATTCGTAGCTATGAATTGACCCATGCCGCCCACCAGTCCAAGGTGGACGACATCGCATCGTTGCTGAATCCGATCAGGTCGGCGATGACCATGGTCAAACAAATAAAGATTGCTCACCTCAAGAAAAACGGGTACACGAGGAAACTCAGAGCCACGGACTACGACAACCTCGAATTTCGCTGCGGATTTGACGGTCTCTTTTCCCGACGGAGATGGAAATCCATCGAGATACCGGTCGATGCAGCCTTGGCCACATGGCGCGCAAAGGCAATCAGGATCGGTCGGGCATACATTCGCGGGCTCGACGTCACCGACGAGGAGCGGCATCGTCTCTACCGGATCAACAAGGCTGGACGGTTCTGGGACGTCGATGGTTTGGCCGCGCACATCCTCGCCCGCAATCCGTTCCCGGTGTTTCGTTTCACCCGCACGATTCACAACGACGGCATCGTTCTCGCACGCAGAAAAGACTCAACAAATGCGTTCGACTATTGGCTCGAAGTCCGTGGATTCACGGGCCACGACATCAGCATTCCCATCGTCAACAATCCCTATGTGTTGGAGAAGTTTTCCGAGGCTCACAAGGTGTCGGCAACAGCGAAAATAGCCTTTGACCGGGATGGGAATCTGCACATTCATCAGCCCATGGAGTTCGCCAATCCACCCATGCGGGAAACCGGCGAGACTCTGGGAATTGATTGGGGTGTGGTCAATGCCATTTCCACCAGTGACGGGCGCACTCTGGGGCGCGACCTCTATCCGTGGTTGAAGAAAATTGATGCGCAGGTCACGCACTTGCAGTCGCGTCTGCAACAACAGGGCATGAAACCCCACGAATCCAAGCGTTTCCGCCGTTTCCAGCATCGTATCGTCACGACGGTGAAAAACAAACTTGGCGAGATCCTCAATTCCCTGGCCGATGAGGACATTCGCACGTTCATCGTTGAATCCCTCGATTTTCGCGGCACAAAACTCGGCAGAAAACTGAACCGCATCATCACCCGTGCGGGGCGGGCGGAAATGAGCCGGAGAATGCGGGAGATGCCGGAACGCTACGGGATTGAAATCGTGGAGGTCAATCCTGCCTACACGTCTCAGGAATGCGCGGAATGCCACTACACGCACAAGACCAACAGGGCAGACGAACGTTTCGTCTGTGGTTTCTGTGGACATTCCGCGCACGCCGACGTCAATGCTGCGAGGAACATTCGTTTTCGCGGCGAGAATCCACTTCTCTTCGGTCGATTCGACACGAAGGGGACAATTCTCTCCACACTGGCCTCGCTTCACGAGGCCAGTGTTCAACGCCGTGTGCAGTACGGCTGCTCGTAAGATTCGTTCTCCGAGTTCAAGTGAACCAGATACCACGTGGTTCACATACTGTGGCACCGGAATGGACACGAGGCCGCATTCTCGATGTGTCGTCGATGGACGGCGTGGATCCTGCGTCGCCTCCATGGCGTCTGTTGGATGGCGATGGCGATTTTCGATCCGGCGAGGTGACGGCGTTGCGTGACGAAGCCGACGTTGTCATCACCAATCCGCCGTTCAGCTTGTTTCGGGAGTTCATCGACTGGTGCATGACTGGTGATGTGCTGTTCGATGTCATGGGTCTGGTAACAACCATCGCCAGTCGTCGTATTTCCCTTTACATGAACGAGAGACAGTTGTGGTGGGGCGCTCCATGTTCCCATGGGATTGATTTTCGCATCCCCGCCACAAAGAATGACCAAAGGCCATCTGAGAAAACACAATGTGCCAGAAATGTCACGTGGTGGACGAACATGTACCACACGACACGAGTGAGAACCAGACGTCTTATGACGATGGGAGAGAATCGTCTCAACAGTCCTCACGGGTCCATTCGTGGGCATGGGTATCGTCGTTACGACAACTATGACGCCATCGACGTGCCGTTCGTCGATGCCATTCCATCGGATTGGGGAGGCGTCATGGGTGTGCCGTTCACCATTTTGCACGGTTTTGATTCGTCGCAGTTCGAGTTCGTTCGAGTGATGTACAATGATTGTGGCGAACGAGTGAAAATGAACAACAGGGAAACGTTTGCCCGCGTCTTCATCCGCAACCACAAGAAAGCATTATGACTAGCAAAGAACCCATGAACGGAATCCCGGTATTGACACATGACGATGTTTCTCGTCTCCTCTATCCGGCAAGTGCAGCAGATCCGTGGTCTCGTGGTGCCGAGGCCACTTCGCTCCGAAAGGTTGTGGACAATGGTCGGCTGCTGTTCATCGACGACATCGGTATGTATCGTGGCCATTCCCCGGCAGATGACGATATCGAGCAACACCACGATGACACCCACCTCACCCAATCGGCACTGAAACGCTACGGCGTCGACACAGACCATCCCATCCGTGTTATCACCACGGCCTCCAAGGCAACTGTCTACCGTGGTGATGCCCGTTGCGTGCTCTCTATTGTGTTGACCGACTGTTGCGGTGGCAGCAATGTCCTGCACGACCACGCCCCGGTTGTCGACGAGATTCTACAGCCCGCCTTGTTCTCCTGTTCACCCACGGATCCGCAAACGCCTGTCGTCACCGCCATCGTCAATGGCGAGATACACACCAATGCGTATGGCAGAGTTGTGTGGAATGACGGGGATGGTGAGACCCGAGCCGTTTCCTCACCCGAGGTCATTGCCACCGCTCTCATGCGAGCCCATCGGGACGCACTGTATGAAAAGTATGAACGGTCACATCGACGGGATTCCGATTCTCCCGAGACCCGGAAACGTCAAGAACAGTACGAGGAGTTCGACAGAAGATTCCACTCCTTGGACGCATATGGTTGCGCAGATCTGATTCGCGACCTCACATGATTGCGACAAACCGTGGACACGATTCATGCCATGTCGTTATGATGTGAACAAGTATTCCGATGCACAAGGAGAAAACATCATGACATCTGTTGCCGTTCGTCGTTTACGGCCCGTTTCTCATTCTTTCTATCCACCGTATGTCCTTGGTGGTGAGCGACGGTACTGGAGACACTTGGATGAGTCCCAGCGTGAGTCGTATCGTGAACGCGTCATCATCCTCGCCAACCACGGGCATGCACCGCAGAGCCTCGCCGAGGTGGACGAGTTGTGGTCGACCGATCAATGCTCCGTGGCGCATCGTTCGTGACAGCTGCTATAGTGAGACCATTGGTGCTCAAGGGAGCCCACCTGCCATCTTCTTCAACTTCTGTGGTGGGCGGGACCCTTGAGTGCCAATCCAGTTCCGGTCCGGTGCGGTGTGGGATGGCGTGTCGGATCCTCGTGGTTTGTTGATACCATCCCTCACGTGATGCCGCCACATGGTTTTCTCTCCTATTCCCCATGTGGCGGCATCACCATGTTCTAAGGCCATCCGGCCGAAAAGTTGCCACAACACCGTGCGATGTGGCTACGATGGCTCCCAGTAGAGAGAAAAGCGGGCGCGTGGCGTCCGGCATGGAATAGGAACCTCCATTGAATCGTCGTCAACTCATCACGAGTGTGCAGGGGATGGCTCGTCACGACGAGCTCACCCGCGACATGCTGCTGGATGTGTGTGGCAGTCTGCTGGACACCGATCTCAACGATCCGTTGTCGTCCATTGCGGACCTGTCCGATGCCCAGCTGGGTCGTGTCCGAGAGGGTCTGCTGGCGTGGCGACGCATCAACACGGTTCTCGACTGCAACGGTGTGCTCGACGAGCGTGCCGCCAAGCGGGTTTCGGCCATGCCCTCCCACCATCTGCGCTCACTCATCCAAGGAGGATCCGTCATGGACACCAGACATGCAGCAGAACAGTTCATGGACCAAATGAAGGGCACCTCGGAGATCGTGCATCTCGACGGGACGTCGGGGAAGTGGCCGGAGGACGAGATCGTCCACACCGGGTCGCTGGAGTTGGACCTAGCCACGGGCATCGGCGGTATCCCACGTGGCCGTGTCGTGGAGATCTACGGTGCGGAGTCCTCGGGCAAGTCCTCGCTCATGATGACGACGTGCGGTGAAGCGCAGAAGGCCGGGATGCTCGTACTGTACATGGATGCGGAGAACTCCTTCGACCCCGTCTATGCCCGCCATCTGGGCATGGACACCTCCACGGCGATGGTGAACTATCCGTCGTCGTTGCAGGAGGCCATCGAGACGATGCGCAAGGCCATGCGCATCACGGCAGGGGATTCCATGCCCGACCTGCTCATCGTCGTGGACTCGGTTCCGGCGCTGCCCGCCATCGAGATGGAGGATGCCGACGCCCGCAAGGATCAGTTCCGTGCCCTCAACGCCCGACACTGGAGCCAGTGGATGCCAAAACTCGTGTCCGAGGCTCGCGCCTCGCACGCCACCCTCATGCTCATCAACCAGACACGCACCGCACAGAGCATGTACCAGAAGCTCTCGGACACGACTCCGGGCGGCAAGGCCATCAAGTTCGCCGCGTCGCTGCGTTTCGAGATCAGCCGCCGCATGAGTGAGGCGCTGCGTGATTCGCGCGGTCAGGACACGACGGTGAAGATCGTCAAGAACAAGGTGGGGTCGCCGTTCAAGTCGGCGGAGTACTTCTTGTGGGCGAACACGGGCATCGACCCGGTGGAGGACACCTTCGCCTCTGCCGTGAAGGCCGGTGTCATCCGCAAGGACGTGAAACTCGATGCGGGCAAGGAGAAAGCCTGCCAGAACTGGTACATGATCCCGTTGCGATCCGGGTGGCTCGATCTGTTGCGTGCCGACGAGAAGGATCGCCAGAGCGTCGACCCCGAAACCGGGGAGATCATCGAGTCGTCGGTGGATGTCGCCGAGGTGTGGCCCGACGGCACGTCGGTGGCCCAGCAGTTCCACAAACGCAAGATGGTCGACTTCCTGTCCGATCACCCCCGTCTGGTGCAGGCGTTGCGTGGCGCAACACTGGACACGTTGGGATCCGATTCGCGCGACGGTGACTTCTCCGATGCGTCGCTGAAGTATCAGAACGCCTGATCCATGAACGCCTGATCCATGTCGGACAATCCGTGGGACGCGGTCAAGCACGCAACGGTGCTGTCGGACTACATCGCATCCCATTCCTCGGGGCGACGCCCCATGAAACCGCAGGGCCGCAAGGGCCATTTCATGGGGTTCTGCCCGTTGCACGACAACACCCGCACCCCGGCTCTCAGTGTCAACGACGAGTTGGGGGTGTGGAAGTGCTTCGCCGGATGTGGTGGCGGGTCCATCATTGATTTCTGGCTGGCGCAGCACGGCATGGAGCAGACCAAGCAGAATGCGTGGACCGCCGTGCAAGCTCTGGCACGGGAACTGGGGATCGACATTGACGACTCCACGCAGAACTTCCTGTCCGACTCCCGCATCATCGACGCCCTGACAAGGGGTTTCGCCAATGCCCACGAGTTTCTGCTCACCTCGGACTCCCCCGACGCCGAGAGAGCATGGACCTATGTGGAGTCTCGTGGGCTGCTGCGTGACGACGAGGCCAGCGGTATGGGTTTCCTTCCTCCGGGCAGGCGCGGGGTGAAGGTGTTGTCCCGTGGCGTCGACGAACGGGCGCTTGTCGTCGGTGGTGTGCTCACTGAGGGTGGCTGGTCGATGTTCTCCGGCCGTCTCGTCATCCCCATCCGATCCGGTGACGGGTCGATCATTGCTCTGGCCGGTCGTGAGATCCCCGAGGTGTCCTGCTCCAAACCCGGTGTGAAGTGGGTCAATCCTCCCGACACGCAGGTGTTCCACAAGCGTCGCAACCTCTATGGGCAGCATGTGTCCAAACCCGACGCCCGTGGTGTCGTCGTGGAGGGATATTTCGACGCCGACGCGGTGTCCGACACCACCGATGAGGTGGGGTTGGCCGTGTGTGGCACGACAATGACACCCGAACATTTGTCGATACTGTCGAGATGTCATGGCGTCACCCTCATGTTCGACGGTGACGAGGCGGGATACAAAGCCCTGCTGCGTTCACTGTGGGTGGTTGACCATGTCGACGATGTGTCCGCCGTCATCCTCGACGGCGATGATCCTGCCGATCTGGCCTGCCGTGGGGCATCCATTCCCACTCGTGGCGTCGACGTGCTGCAGGCTGTGGTGGAGGTGGCCGACCGGTTGGGTGGGGATCGGGCCGGGTTCGACCGTCTCATCTCGCGGGCCTGTGGTCAGGTGTCGGGTCGGGCAACACGGGCCGCACTGGTGGAGTGTGCCGCGAACCATGTGGGTGAGTCCACATCCCGACTCACCCGCACCCTCACCCTGCCCGGCCAGGATCACCCGACGTCGGCACGTGTGACACCCCGCCCGGAACTGTCGTTGTGCACATGGCTGCTCGGCCAGTCCGATGAGATGCGTGGAGCCACGGCCGCCACCCTTGCCCACGTCGACTGTGGCGCGGTGGTGCGTGTCCTGTTCCCCGATGCCACCGCAGAGACTCTGGCGACGACATGTGCACTGCTCACCTGTGACGTCGACGCCTACCGGCAGGTGGGGTTGCTGCCGCATCTGGACGAGGATGTCAACATACGGGCGCTGCTCACCTCCATGGTGCTGTCGGTGTCCATGTGGGCCTCGAATGTGGACATGGGCACCGACGAGGCGCTGCGCATCCCCCGTGTGGCGGCGTGGGTGCAGGACGGTCACACCGATCCCGTGTCCGCCCTGCTCGTCATCCTCGACACATGCATGGAGCTCATCTGACCTTCAGCGATACCGCAGATGGTGTGCGGCGATCTAGCGCCAGTCCGGACTGGGACCGTCCTCCTTGAGATTCGCCCCGGTGAGGATGGCCCTTTCGCATTCCGCGACATGCTCGTCGATGTGAGCCTCGTAGTCGTCGAGTTCGGCCTGCTGCCGTGTGATGAGGCCGTCGAACTCGCGAAGCCTATCCGGTGTGACGTCCTTGTCACCGGCCATTTTTGCACGAACATCCTTGAGTTCGTCGATGTGTGCGCGGTGATCGTGCGCCTGCATGGTGGCGAGATCCTCCGCGATCCTGAAAATCGGCCCAGAAAGATCGTCGTATCCTTGACGTTTCGCACGCGCCGACGGGGTTGCTCGGGACAGTCCCGGCGCATACATCGCCCACATGTCGCCCTTGGAGTTGACCCACGCCTGCACGTCACCTCGGGCGATGGCGTTGCGGGCAAAGGCGGGAACACTGTAGTGGTGGTCGGCCTCGTAGACGTCGTGGATGTCGCTGGTGGTGGCCTCGTATCCGTCGCCCTCGTCGTTCATGGCATCCCCGGCTGCAAGACAGACAACATTGGCGTCGCGCATCTCCTTGGCGTTGGTGAAGATCGCCATGCGCTGCCCGTCGTCGGTTCCGGCGTAGCGCACGTCGATGTCGGCCTTGGGGTCAAGTCCACGATCGGCACACGCCTCGGCGGTGAGACGGTAAATCCCCTCGTAGTGGGGATGAGGTTTCAATTCGTCGGGGCGTGGGGCAGGGCCACGATAGCTGGCTGACCCCTCGTCGTGGCCGTCGGTGATGCAGACCACACCCGAGTCCATCATGTGTAGCAGTCGCCCGCGTGCCGCCGATCCCTCCCACTGCGGATGGTCGTAGACATCGGGAAGCATGGCCTGTGGTTGGGTGGCCACCGATTCCGGTGTCTTCAACGGTTCGTTGAGTCCGCGCCCTCTCCTGCGGCATTCGGCTCGGGCGGCATCACTGCGATGGGTCCTGACCTTGCACAGCTCGGGGTGTGGACATGCGGTGATGGTGGATTTCGTTGCGGTTTGTGCCATGGGACCATCCTTTCTCTGCTGGGATCAGCATAGCGATCGGCACCGACTCTCAAGGCTCCACGAGGAACACGGGCGAGGTTTCTATACTGTGGGGTGGATTTCCGCACCATGAGGAGTCGATGAGCCGTGCCCGAGACATCACCAAGACAACCACGTGACTCGTGGTTCGATCCGCATCCACCCGAGCAGATGCCGCAGACACCCGAGGGGACATCGCCCGAGGATCCTCGGGTCGACCCGGTGGATGTGTGGGAGGCGTACAAGCAGTGGGCGAAGGCGCGTGACGCCGCCCGCATCACCGACGGCCAAACCCAAACCCCCGCCTCCGAGGGGTTCGAGTCGCTGCGCCATGGCGCCACCCCCGACACCGAGGACGCCATGCCCAGTGGTGCACAGGTGGACTCCGGTTTGGCGCAGCAGGTCTCCCCGAACACGACCACGGGTCGGGGCAGGAAGCCCTCTGGCGTGGATTCGAAGTCGTCCCGAGGCGTCAACGAGGCCGGTTCGCTTCGTGATGATCTCAAGGATCAGGCTGCCGACACCACACGGGGAGTGGACAGTGCCGTCAAGACGGGTGCTGTCGTAGGCACCATGGGTGCCGGTGCCGCCGCAGCTACCCCCGAGGCGGCTGCCGCCGGGGGTGCGAGTACCGGTGCCGCCGGGGCGAATGCTGCCCACGGTGCCCATGCCGCCAAAGGTGCTGGCGATGCCGCCAAGACGGCCGGGCTCAAGGATCCCAGCCGTATCCCCGGAGTACGCAGTGGTGCAGCCAAGGATCCACATCATCGTCACGCCTACAGCGAGTTCCCCAAGGTCGACCACACCAACCCTTCCTCCCCCACCCGTGCCCAGTCCGGGTCCAAGGCACCCGGTGCCGACAATTCAGCCGGGAAACCGGGTGCCGGATCGAGGCAGACACAAGGCCGTGGTGCGGGAAACCGCCCCACACCGCAGAAGAAGAACGGTGGAGGGAACACCGGTGGTCAAGGTGGCACCTCTCCGGGTGCTCCGGGAAACAATTCCACCAACGCCGCCTCATCCACGGCTGCCCAGCGCAAGGCCGATGCCCGCAAACGCAATCATGCCCACGGCCCCGACGACCGTGGACATGCGGAGAAGATGCGAGACAAGCAGCGGGAGAAGACCGGCTCGTCGGTGTTCGACAAGGCCAACAAGACACCGCTTGCAGGCGGCATGGTGGGTGGTGCCCTGTCGACGAAGATGCGTATCGAGCGTCGCAAACGCAAGATTCGCCGCAAGATCATCTCGGGTGCGTTGGGGTTCTTCATCCTCATGATGTGCATGTCTCTCATGACGTCGACAATGTCGTCCATGCTCACCGAGGAGGCAGACAAGCAGCAGGAGGACTGTGCCTCAAGGGGTGCCGACACCCAGCCCTCCGAATCCCCCCCCCCCACGGTTCCACCGTCGGCCAAGCCGGGCAAGAAGAAGCCCGACAAGCCCAAGGCCAAGGCCAAATCTGGCGGTGAGAAGGGCAAAGCTCAGAAGAAGCAACCCCCCAAACCCAAGAAGAAGGTCGAGAACACCCCTCCTCCTCTTCCGTTCAAATCGGATGAGGATGTCAAATACCAGAAGACGCCCTTCAACGATCCTCTCACGGGCAAACCCATGTACGTCCCCGACCTCTCAACCGACTCCGATGCCCCCTCCAACATTGGTTTGGTCATGACAGCTAACGATGTGCAGCGCAACGCTGATCGTGTCATCTCCGAGGATCGAGAACTCAATCCCGACCCGGAACAAGACGACATCCCCGACTACACCGACGAGGAACTCATGGAGCTGGCCCGTGGTGGGGACCCCCGACGCAAAAAGCATTTCGACCTCTCGTCGCTGCTCACCACCCCGGCACATGCCGCCGAACTCAGGGAAAGCCATCCCAAAGCGAACCTTCTGCCACCCGAACCCCTACCCGAGGAGAAGCAGATAGATCTGGGGCACGGCAAAAGGGTGTTCGACCAACGTCAGTTGGACAATGTTGCTGTGGTTGCCGGTGTCGCCAAGACATTGTGGCCGGACGATCAGGCCAAGTATGAGCGGGCCATGGTGATCGCTGTCATCACCATGATCGTGGAGAGTGAGCTGCGCAACACCTCGTCGTATAATGCTCCTTCGTCTCTCAAGGAGCCCGCCGACAATGCCGAGAATGGCGATCAAGACTCCGTGGGGCTGTTTCAGCAGTTCGACGGCGACATCAGAGGTCACGACTACCACGGCAACGCTCATCAGGTGATGAACCGCAAGTATTCCGCGTACATGTTTTTCGGGTTCCCCCGCAACGTCGACGGTGTGGGAGAGCCGCCCAAAAATCACGACTGGGGGTTGGAGCAGATCGACAAGCATCCGTGGCATGTCAACGACAGCCTCAACATTCCCTACGGGTACTGGATGGACATTCCGCCGTGGGCGGCTGCAGCACGGACACAGCGATGCGCCGACGGCAAGGGGAAGTTCGGCAACCTGACAAGCAAGTATGATCTGTTCGTCGACGTAGCCCCCAAGGTCATCAAAGCCGCCGGTATCGACATGACCGGTGCCACGTCCTCCACTGCCAATGCGTGTGGTGACACCAAGACTCAGGATGATGGCACGTCGGGAGTTCCCGGTGGTGCTGGTCTTTTCGGTGTTGACGAGTACGGCGAGTACTACCGCAAGAAGTACGGACACATGCCCCATGTCGACGAACGCTTCGAGTTCGGTGGTGAGTGCGTGGGCTACGCAGCGTTCATGGTGGGTGCCCACACCAAGCACAAGAACTTCACCAATACGTACAAGGGTGGCTCGTTCGGTAATGCCAATCTCTGGAGTGACGGTGCCCGAAAAGTAGGTATCAAGGTGGACACCACTCCAGCCGTGGGCGCCATTGCTCAATTCACACACGGAACATTTGGCCACGTGGCCTACATCACCAAGGTCAACCCGGATGGGTCGTTCGACATCAACGAATACAACTACAGCCCGCCCCACGGTCACAAGTTCGGCACCCGCAAGAACCTTCACATGGGCAAGGACTTCGAAAACGTGTTGCACTTCGAGCAGTGAGTGGATGAGGATGAGACCATGACACACCGCATACTGGTGCCCCTGCTCACGGCTGCCCTCCTCGTCACCGGATGTGGACACCACGACGCCAACACCACCGACGAGGACCCCGAGACACCGACACTGTCGGCCTCGGTGAGTCCGACACCAACCCTGACGCCCTCTGCCACCCCGCAGGTGAAGAAGGCTCGTCCGCGTGGGCTGGATAAGGCCACCTATCCGGTGAAGAATCCGGCATCCATGTCGGTTCCTGACAAGGTGATGGCCCGATTCGTCGTCATGGCGAACTCGCCAGACACACGTGTCGACAATGCGCCGGAGGATCGGTGGAGAGCTGCACTCAACGTGTGCACCAAGGACTCCACTGTTCTCGGAGATCTCGACAGCGCCCGAGGCGTGAGCACACAAGAATGGTGGAATGATGCCCGCCGCCACGACGGATGGGTGAGTGTGAACATTTCCCACATCGTTGCCGAGGAGGCACAATCCCCCGATGATGAGGCCCCGGGCAACGTGTGGCGCGTCATGTTCACCACGACTCTGCATCGTGACGATGGCACGATCACCGAGAAGGATCCGCACATCTGGATTGTCGAGACGGCAACGTCGAACTACCTGTCAATAACTGATGTCGACATGTTCTCCGGTCCGTCGACAATCGTCCCGTGGTGGCGGATGCCGAAGATATCCTTCCCCATCACCACCTCTGACGGGCACATCCCCTCTGATCGTGACCTGCTCACCGTGCGCGCCGGATGGACCTACACCAACACAGCCAACACCATCAACCCCAAGGCCCCCTATCCCGGTTTTGACACAACGAAACTCTACAGCCTCACAACCGGTGAGGAACGAGTGTCGATGGCATACAGCATCCGGGACTGGAGGAATCCCCGAGGCCGTGATGTTGCGGGGTTGCGATCGTCGAAGCCACGCTCCGCCTCCCCCTCCTACGCCAAGGTCACTGGTTCTGACTCCGTGGAATTGGGGTACCACATCTCCTCCTCCGATGTTCCCGACCACGACCCGGTGGCCAGGATTTCCACGGATCTGTGTCCGGGAACCGACGATGCGCTGTGCGTATCCCACTCCGAGGGAGTGCTCTAGTTTCGCCACCCCCACGTGCCTTGAGAGTGCATGAAGGGGGTCGCGAAACACGACCCCCCTCTCTCCACAGTTTTGCGTGTCGGTGTCGAACGTGAATTCGGCACCCCGAACGTGGAACACTTGGATCCATGACAAACCACACTCGCCGTCTCGCCCTCACCCTCACAGCCATGACCCTGTCAGTCACGGGATGTTCTGGTGAGCACATTCCCCACCTCACCCACTCACCTGCCCCGACACATTCCCGTGCTACCTCGCCGTCGCCGTCATGGGTTGCCGCCACCCCGTCGATCCACACCCCGGATTCGTCGACACATCCGCGTGGCACCTCCGGCTCCTCGCATCCTCAGTTCCGCAGCGCTCAGGTGGCGCAGCGCACCATCGCCCAGTTCGTCACCACGGCAATGACCCCGGACACGAGATGCGACCGGCATCCAGTCGATGCCACGTCACGGGCGTTGGGATCCATCGACACCAACCCCGAGGTGGCCGGTGAACTCGCCGTCGACGCCACCAGCCATCTCGACCGGTGGTGGGAGGACATGGGCCGCCACGACGGCTGGGTGAGTGTGAACATCTCCTCAATCACCGCCAAAACCCCCTCCTCGTACACGGTGGCGTTCACCACGACAATGCATCGGGACACAGAATCGTTCACCGACCCGCAACACTATGAGTGGAAGATTGATTTTCGTTCCCCCACCGATCTCACGATCACCCATGTCACATCCATCACGGGTGGCTCGTCGGTGCATCCGTTGTGGCGCGGCGAATCCTCAGACGTGCTTTTCACCACCCACGACGGTCACACCCCGTCGCCACAAGAGAAGACCACCGCCCGGATCGCCTCGGCGTTCGTCCGGTCCCGCTACACCATCGACAACAGAACGAGGAAGATTGATCCTGTCGCCGGGTTCGACACGAAGACGTTCCTTGGTCTTGTGACCGGTGCGGCGGCGGTGAGGGCGAACAATCATGTCACGAAGGTCACCTCAGACAGCACACGCACACCCGCACCACAGAAGGTGTCCACCCCGATCGTGGATGTCGATGGTGGCCATGCGGAGCTTCTCTACACGGTGTCCGGCCACAACGCCCCAAAAGGTGAGCAGAGTTTGTGGTGCACGGTGAGCACCACAAGCCATGGACGGCCTCTCTCCCATGGACAGCCTCTCGTCAAGGACTATCGCTCCTCCGACCCGGAGTTCTGACATCCACGCCACACCCGTACCTGCCTGAACACCATCCACACGAGGGAGGGTGTCCTCATGTCTTGTGGACGGGGTTGATCGTCTGGGAGTGTCATCCACCCTGTGCCACGCCCATCATTCGTGTGTGCACGCCACCACAGATGGTGTGACTCCAACGTAGTGTCCACATTCTGCCCATGAGGCGTCATGTCAATTTCTCGATCGTCTCTGACAGCCACTCCTTCACACCCGCATAGCGTCATGGGTGGTGTGCGGTTCAAGGGAGTGTCGATGGCACGACCATTCTTCGCCACAGGGGCTTGCCCCACATGGCACGTAATCCAGGCCGGTTGGTTGTGAACCGATTTCGGATCTCGGGAAAAGAACTCCATGTCCCGTCCATGGGCACGACGTTCACAACGATGGTATCTGTGCCACGGTGTGTCCACCACACCACATGGTTGACAGTGGCTCGGGCTCACAAATGACGCCCCGTGCCCACGGCGCAGGCGTCAACCTTTGTCGTTCCGGTGTCTCATCCAGCCCACGTGTTCTCATCTCACATGGTCGGCATGGCTCGTGTTCATCCATGTGATACCTGCCGATTCTGGTGTCCTTGTACTTCACACGCCCCTTGGTGTGGAGTCCCGCAACGGCACCTCACCCGTTTCCACGTCACCCCACGTGTCCTTCATGGGCGTTCCTCGCTGTGAATGTGCCCACATCCTCACGGTGGTATTCCTCTCAGGAGTGGGTTGGACGAGCACCAATCCCCACTCTCCTCCAGTTCGTCTTCTCGGGTCACAACGCTTCATGAGAGGGGCCGTGTCGTTCAACCTTCCCGAAGTGTGGATGGGCGTCACTGTGACTGTCTCATGCTCACCTTGCTGTGGTGTTCTCCGTGTTCTCCATGCCCTCGAACGGTGTGCCATCTGTGTCGTGGCACGGGCATGTCGGCACAGACGCTCCCCGTGATCGGTACTTGTCACACAGCATTGGTCCCTGTGTGTTCGTTCGGGCGTACACCGTCTTGCGGTGTGGTTCTTTGAGTGTCCGATCTGGTCCATGACGCCCGTCCTCTCCGAAGACGTTTCGCCTGCATGTCGACCCGTGACATGGGACACCCGACACACCGCACGAATCCTCAACCGGGTTGAAACGCATGGTTGCCCCATGTTCCCTCATCACCCATCACGACGATCATGTCTGTGCCTTCAGAGGGCATCCTGCTCGACGCCCCTCACAAACAAAACACCCAGTCAGATCGGATGTTCATCTCTTTCGCCCCACACCCGTGTGATGCGAAACACCGGTTCCACTGTGTGCGGATGGTTGCACTCGTCCACCCTCACATGTACCCGTTGTGGACATGGATGTGCCACCATCTCGGGTGCCCACCTCGCGTCGTTGCTACATGGGTGACCCACTCAGGTTCACGGTGCGGTGTGTCTCCTACCTCAGACATCACGCATGAGGTTATGGGTCGTGTGTCCACCCCGAGTGGCATGGATGCAACAACAAAACACTCAGTCAGATCGTGGTTCGTTCACTCCGGCACGTCGTTGCGCCTCGTATGGTTCCCGATGTCTGGCACCCACGTCATTCGCAGGTGCCCAACGCATCATTCTCCCCAGTGGTTCGTCCGTCACTGGTTCGTGCAGCACCCTCGGGGAGGGGCAATGTCCGTGACGTGGTTCCCCATCGCGTGTCGCGATCACCGTGTCTGGTTGACTCCGAGCAACCCGTGACTGTGCACCCCGTCATGGGTAAAACACCCAGTCAGATCGGACAAACATCTCTTTTCGTCTTGTCCATGTGGGTGCAGTACCCCCCTGCATGGATGGTTCGTCTCCGTCTCGTCGTTCGCCTTTCATGGGTCATGTCTCACGCTCACAATGTGTGAGGTTCCCTCTCTTTGAGAGTGTGTCCCGCTTGGATGTGAGGATCACCGATCATGGTCATGTGGTTGGGTTGCGTCTGGTGTGTCTCTCCTCGTTCCTGGCCCGCGCGTTCCTTCGTACCCTTCACACACGTCATCTTCGTGTTGCTCGCACCACCCCACAAGGACAAAACACCCAGTCAGATCGGACAAACATCTCTTTCCACGACCATCGTGGTCACCCCTCACGGACACGGGATGTGTCGCACCTGTCATGGATGTGTTCGCGTCGTTTCGTTTCTCATCACGTGGAGCATGGGTGTTCTCCGGTGACGTCGGTGCCCATCACATCCACCGTTCGTCTTCTCTCATCTTCGTTCGTCTTCGTGGGTGGGTTCGTCTGCAAGCGTTCTGTTCCACATTGGGAGCGCCCGTCCTCGCGTACCACTCGCACTCTCGGATGAGCATCCGAATCCGTGCCTGCGTCAACCGATCAACAACTCATACACCTCACCTGTCCCACGACTCCCCAGCCCGTCACGGATGTCACACTCACGTCGTTGCTCAATGCCCACCCCCATCACTCTCACCCCAACTTGTCCACGGTTCGTCCTTATAATTCCTTCTCGCCCCACCTCTCCATCACCCGTCCGTTTTGTCTCCCACCTCCGCCCCGAACATGTGTCCCACACCCCTCATGTTTCACGTGAAACACATTCGCACCCCTGTTCGTCTCCCATCTCCCCCACTCTCCACTTCTCGATCACCTGTTCTGCCCCATACACCCCTACCACAGCTCCTGTACGTCGATCTGAGGCACTTTCACCGCCAATCCAACCAATTCCACCCCCACACCTCTGCAAGGCCCGCACAGAGCGTTCCGGGGGTTCCATATTGAAAATGGCAGCCACATCGGCCACATCCACTGTGATGTCACACACGATTCGCCCGAAAAACGTCTTAAACAGTAGACAAAAACCTTGCTGGCCCTTCCGAGCGGATTTCACCCCTTGCGGGGTGCTCGGGATGAGCCGACCCGACCCCAGCAGGGGTCGTCCACGGGTTGAACCCGTGCCAGTCTTCCTTTCTTTCTCCACTGTCGTTTCGTGAAAGGTGTCGACTTGGGGCACGTGGTTTTGCCCCGTGGTTGTCACGTTTCGTGACGTCGTCTCATCCGAGGTGGCGGCTCGGAAGCTGCGACGGCCACTGGCCGTCTTGCCCACACGTGGTGTGGGGGCCTTGCGGGTGGCGTGGCCACGGACATTGGTCGATGCGCCCATCTGCGAGTGTCGCGATGCTACTCGCGATGTGGGCGATCTCCCAGTCGTGGCTCGTGCCACCCGCGTGACACGCTTGTGGCGTGTCACCACATGGGTTGGGTGCGTGGTGGTTGTCGTTGGTGTCTTCACGTGTGGTGGATGGTGGTGGTTGCTTTTGTTGTTCTCTTTCAGAGGTTGTGCGGTTGTTGACTCACCCGAGGATTGCTCCTTGTTGTCCAAGGGTTTGTCGTGGTGTCCGATGGCGGGTTGCCCGTGGTGGGGTTCACGTCTGGATTCCGGTGATGGATCGCGAGTGGATGGTCTGTGTGGATGATCTGCCGGTCGATGGAGTCTGCCCGTCGTGGCGGAGAGTGAGCGAACAGGTGTGAGCGGTGGTTGGGGCGAACTGGTGTGAGCCTTGAGGAGTGAGGGCGAACTGGTGTGAGCCCGGGACCACGCAGATGAGTGAGCACGGAATGAGCGAACAAGTGTGAGCGGTGGCGAGATGTGAGGAGACGCGAACAAGTGTGAGCGTCTGGTGAGCACAGGGAGAGGGATGAGTGGATGGTTTTTTTGGTGGTGGGTGTGGATGTCTCTGAGAGGTTCAAGGAGTGCTCCCGGCTGGTTGGGGTAGGTGATGGGGCGGGTGGTGGTTGAGATGTTGTGGTTGGGAACTCGTAGTGGTGGGGATGTCGTGGTTGAGAAGGGAACGGGGGTGGGG